ATGACAACATGTATCATTGCCGAGAAACCCTCGGTAGCCCGTGATATTGCTCGCATCGTAGGAGCTCGTACCAAACAAGATGGTTATTTACAAGGCAGTGGCTACCTCGTAACCTGGGCTATGGGACACCTCATTACCCTCGCTATGCCAGAAGCCTATGGCTACGGAGCGTATAAAGCTGAAGACCTGCCTATCCGCCCCAATCCTTTTCAGCTTATCGTGCGTCAGGTACGCAAGGATAAGGAATACAGCGATGACCCAGCAGCCCTCAAGCAACTCAAGGCTATCCGCCATTGCTTTACGGAGGCTGACCGCATCATCGTAGCCACCGATGCAGGTCGTGAGGGCGAGTTGATATTTAGATATATCTACGAGTATCTCAGGTGTAATAAGCCCTTCGATAGGCTGTGGATTAGCTCCCTTACCGACAAAGCTATCCGCGAGGGCTTAGCCCAAATAAAGCCTGGACGAGATTACGACAATCTCTATCACTCCGCAAAAGCAAGAAGCGAGGCAGACTGGCTCGTGGGCATCAATGCTAGTAGGGCTTTATCCATTGCTCGCAAGGGAGGCTACTCCCTCGGACGAGTGCAGACACCTACGCTGGCGATGGTCTGCCGTCGCTACCTCGAGAATAAGCACTTTGCCTCTGTCCCTTATTGGAAGCTCTATGCCGAAGCCGAGAAAGATGGCATCAGCATTAAGGCGATAAGTAGTGATAGTTTTTCCGATGAAGCGGTAGCACAGCGAGCCCTGTCGGCTCTTCGCACAGAGGGCAAACTCTCGGTTGTATCAGTGAGTCGCAAGACAGGCACAACCCTTCCGCCCTTGCTCTATGATCTCACAGCTTTGCAGAAGGACGCCAACCGCAAGTACGGCTTTTCGGCAGATAAGACGCTCTCTATTGCCCAAACGCTGTATGAGAAGAAGGTAGCAACCTATCCACGCACAGGCAGTCGCTACATCAGCGAAGATGTCTTTGACGAAGTGCCGGCTATACTCAGAACCTTTGGCGAAGCCTTAGCGACACCGCTCAACCGCCACAGCGTAGACAATAGCAAGGTAACTGACCACCACGCTATTATCCCGACAGGGGAGCCAACGGATAGACTCAGTAGCGATGAGAGCATCATCTACCAGATGATACGCACCCGCTTTATCGAAGCCTTTTCGCCTAACTCCGAGGAGGAGCGTATGCAGGTACAATTCTCAGACGGCACGCATACCTATGTGTGGAAAGCTTGCCGTGTGCTTTCTCAGGGCTGGAAGGCAGTAGCCAAAGAGCAAGCGAAGCCTCAGAGGAAGGAGATAGAAGGCGACGAGCAGGAAGAACAAATACTATCGATGTTGCCGAGTCTCGTTGAGGGTGAAGCCCTATCGCTTCGCTCTGCCGACATCACGAGCCACAAGACGAAGGCTAAGCCCCTCTATACCGAAGCAACGCTACTCTCTGCGATGGAGCATGCTGGGCGAGAGGTAGAGGATAGCGAGCACCGCAAGGCTATGGCAGACTGCGGTATCGGCACACCGGCTACTCGTGCCAATATCATCGAAACACTTATCCTCAGAGAATACATCCGCCGAGAAAAGAAAAGCATCGTCCCCACGGACAAGGGCTTGGCGGTCTACGACATCGTCAAAGATCAGCGTATTGCCGATGCCGAGATGACGGGGGCGTGGGAACTAGCCCTCGCAGACATTGAGCGAGGGAAGGTGCTACCCGAGGAGTTTATGCGGAGCATTACCGCCTACACCAAGCAAATCACGGAGGAACTACTGGCTCGCCCGAACGAGCCTAAGCAATATCCTAGTTACCCTTGCCCTAAATGCGGGCGAGATACCGTGGGGATTTACGCCAAGATCGCCAAGTGCCGAAGCGAGGGTTGCACTTTCGTTGTCTTCCGAGAGGTCTGTGGGACATTCTTATCCGAAGATAATCTGCGCGACCTTATTACGACGAGACGCACGCCTATCCTCAAAGGCTTAGTAAGCAAGGCCGGTAAGAAGTTCAATGCCCGACTAGTCCTAGGCGATGGTTTTAGGGCAACTTTTGAGTTCGAAGGGAAGAAACGATAGCCTCTCTGAGGACGGGTCAATAGGCAGAGGATTGTCCACCTATTAGGCAGACGATCGTCTCCCTATTAGGCGGACACTTGTCTGCCTAGTATCTCGCCACAGACCGCTCTGGGAGGGACTCTGAGGTAGGAGTAAAGACATCATCGCATCCCTTAGACAGAAAAACAAACAGCAACATCATTATGGCATACAATAAGAAAGCCGTTTTAGAGGCCAATACGGAGGCTATCCGTGTGGTGCTTCTCTTGGAGAAAGAGCGACGTGCAGCCACGGAGGCAGAAAAAGCAATACTACGGGGCTACCAAGGTTTTGGCGGACTGAAATGCGTCCTCAATAGGTGCGAACAGCCCGAGGACATCCGCTATTGGTCAGCATCGGAGCAACAACTCTTTGCTCCTACCCAGAGACTTAAGCAACTCATCTATCGAGAGGCAGTAGATGCCAACAGAGCCAAACGCTATTGGGAGAGCATCAAGGCAAGCGTCCTCACGTCTTTTTATACCGACACTCGCATCGTATCGGCTATTGCCGACTCAATCAAGGATACGGGCATAAGCGTCAAGCGTTGCCTTGACCCCTCGGCAGGTATGGGGGCTTTTGCTGAGACCTTTGCCCAGCAGTCAAGTCTTGTCGATGCTATGGAGAAAGACCTCCTAACGGCTCGTATATCACTAGCCTTGCACCCCTATGGCGAGGGGAATATTTTTATTCAGAACCAGCCCTTTGAGGCTATTGGAGAGGTAGAGGATAAAGACAAGTACGACCTCGTAACGAGTAACATTCCCTTTGGGGACTTTATGGTCTACGACCGCAGTTATACCAAGGGTAAGGACGTCCTCAAGAGCGAATCTACCCGAGCAATCCACAACTACTTCTTCGTCAAGGGGCTGGATACCCTCAAAGAGGGCGGACTGCTCGCTTTCATCACTTCGCAAGGCGTCTTAGATGCTCCACGCAACGAGGCTATTCGTCGCTACTTGATGCAGAACAGCCGATTGATTTCGGCTATTCGCCTGCCCTCGGGGATGTTCAGCGAGAATGCAGGTACAGAAGTGGGCAGCGACCTCATTGTCCTGCAAAAGCAATCGGGCAAAGATATTGCCGAGGGCTTGGAGCAAGCCTTTGTGAGGTCGTTCCCCGTTCCCAAAGGCGACGGTTTCTCTATCGCGTTTACGCATAATAGCCTCTTTGAGGATGATTGGCAGGAGGTGCAGACACGCACCATCGCCACAAGTCGTACGATGGGGACAGACCCCTACGGCAAGCCGGCTTGGGTCTATGAGTTCGATGGCGGTATGGCGGAGATGGCCGAGAGCCTACGCATACAGCTCTCGGCAGATATAACACAGCGTTTCGACAAAAAGCTCTATGAAACGGGCATCGCAATGACTGAAGCGGAGCGACAAGCCGAAGCCGAGAAAGAGCTACGCAAGCTCGGTGTGACCGTAGGCTTGTCTGCCCCCCAAGAGGAACAAAAGAAGGAACCAGAGGTAGATGAAGACATGAAAGATGCTTATAATCTCCTGCCCAAGAGCATTGAGAAGCAACTGCCTAAACTCTACAGTACGGAGAAGACGCTTGTCGGCGATAAGGTTGCCTATGCTCGTTATTTCTTCCCAATGGGGGCTTACACGGCTTATCTCTTGGAGTATGACCCTAAGGAGCGTATTGGCTTCGGTGCGGTAACTATGGGCTATGGTTGGGAGTTAGGCAATATGTCGCTCGATGAGATGAAGTCTATCAATATCCACGGCTTAGGTATTGAGCGTGACCTCTATTTTTCGCCCACCAAACTACACGAAATCGCCGAACTCGAGGAACTCGTCGCAGGACGCTATACCCAAGAAGCAGTTGTCGAAGAAGCGGTGGCTACTGAAATTAAAGAGGAAGAGCAGCATGCGGAAGTTGTGTCAGTGCAGACAGAAGAAGCACCGATTATCAAGGAAGAGCCAGCCCCTGAAGATATTGCTTCTATTCAGCAAGAGCCAAGCCCAAAAATAACTGAAGAACCAGCCCCCGAGGGTGTGCCTACTTTGACCTTGCATCGTCAGTATGAGGCAGAGTCCTCTGTTATTCGCCCCGATGTAGAGCCACCTCGTGAGATGAATGGGCAAACTGTCTACTTTGATGACGACCACCACCCAGTAATGGAGGTTATTGATGATGGCACATTGGCAGATTTACCGCTCTTTGCTCCCGAAGAGTATAGCCTCTGGACGCAGAGTGTTGATAGGCTCAATGCAGACATCAAAGAGGTTGTTAAGCCCGCACCTAAGCCCAAGGAAGAGGTGAAGAGTAATGTATCTAAGGTTAGTCCACCTGCGACACAGCGTCGCACTCGAACGAATAAGAAAGCTCAGCCTGATGTACACGAGCCTTCTCTCTTCGACTTTATGAACGATAGCGAGGACACACCGTCACCTATCGTAGAGGTCAAGAAAGTCTTTGATGCTTCGCCACGTCCCTTCCTCTCTGCCCCCGACTCGCATTTTCGTGATGGCTCGATTGTCCTACAGAATGGTCAGGTGGGCTTTATCTCCGATTTGAAGCGACACCCGACCTTCAATCCGATGGACTTACCCTATGCCCAGCTCTCCAAACTAAAAGCCTACATCGAAATCCGTGATAGTTATCACCGCCTTTATGACTATGAGGCGAACAACCACGCCGAAGACAAGGAGGAACGCAGCAAACTCAACCGCCTTTATGACGGCTATGTGGCTCGCTGGGGAGCGTTCAATCATAAAAGCAACATCGATGTCATCAAGATGGACGCCACAGGTATGGAGATGCTCTTCTTGGAACGCTCCGAGAATGGCAAGTACATCAAAGCCGACATCTTTGACCACCCGACTGCATTCTCTGTCAATGATCTGACCATAGCCACCGACCCTTTGGAGGCACTCAGTGCTTCGCTCAACAAGTACGGTTCAGTAGAACTTGACTATATGAGTTCGCTCCTGCCCGAAATGGAGGAGAGCGATATGCTTTCAGCTCTCGAGGGGCGTATCTACTTCAATCCTGAAGTGGGAGGCTATGAGGTAGCCGACAAATTCATCTCGGGCAATGTGATTGAGAAAGCCGACCGCTTAGCCTCTTGGTTACTTGACCACCCAGATCACGAGGAGGGCAAACAGAGCTTAGCAGCCCTGATGGCAGCACGTCCAACACCTATCCCCTTTGCCGACCTGGATTTTAACTTCGGAGAGCGTTGGATTCCGAGCAGTGTATATGAGAAGTTTGCATCCGAGTTTTTTGAAACGGACATTCGCATTAGCTACCATGCTAATATGGATGAGTACACGATTAGCTGTGACAGGAAGAATGTCAATATCTGGCATAAGTATGCAGTGCAGGGAGAGTTTCGTCGCTATGATGGCTTGAATCTCCTCAAGCACGCTCTGCACAACACCATTCCCGACATCAACAAGAGCAAGGAAGTGCCCGACCCTGTTAGTGGCATGATGAAGACCGTTAAGGTGAGAGATGGCGAGAAAATCCAGCAAGCCAATACCAAAATTGAGGAAATCCGCCAAGGCTTTGTCGATTGGTTGGGACAACGTCCTGACACCTTCAAGGAGCAATTAGCAGACCGCTATAACGCCCTTTTTAATTGCTTCGTGCGTCCGAACTTTGACGGCTCACATCAGTCTTTTCCGAACCTCGATCTCAAGAGATTAGGCATTCCCGACTTATACAAAAGTCAAAAGGATGCCGTATGGATGCTCAAGACCAACGGTGGAGGTATCTGCGACCATGAGGTGGGAGCGGGTAAGACGCTTATCATGTGTACGGCAGCTTATGAGATGAAGCGATTGGGCTTGGCGAATAAGCCGATGATTATCGGACTCAAGGCGAATGTCTTTGATATTGCTGATACCTTCCGCAAGGCTTATCCCAATGCCAAAATCCTCTATCCAGGTAAAGACGACTTCACCAAGCAAAATCGCCAGCGCATCTTCAACGACATCAAGAACAATGACTGGGATTGTATTATCCTTACCCACGAGCAGTTCGGTATGATACCCCAAGCTCTCGAAATACAGCAGGCTATTCTGCAAAAGGAGATGGACTCGGTCGAAGAGAACCTCGAGGTATTACGCAAACAAGGCAGAGACATCTCCCGAGGGATGCTCAAGGGTTTAGAGAAACGCAAGCAGACACTTGAGGTCAAACTCCGTGACCTTCAAGACAGCATTGCCGAACGCAAGGACGATGCCGTAGACTTTAAGATGATGGGTATTGACCACCTCTTTGTAGACGAGAGCCATCAATTCAAAAACTTGATGTTCAACACCCGTCACGACCGTGTGTCGGGCTTGGGCAACCCCAACGGCTCACAGCGTGCCCTCAATATGCTCTTTGCCATTCGCACCATTCAGGAGCGGTCGGGTAAGGACTTAGGAGCGACTTTTTTGAGTGGCACTACTATTTCAAATAGTTTGACGGAGCTGTATCTCCTCTTCAAATACTTGCGTCCGCAAGCCCTTGAGAAGCAAGGCATCAACAGCTTTGACGCATGGGCAGCGGTCTTTGCCAAGAAATCGACCGACTATGAGTTTTCGGTGACCAATGAGATTATTCAGAAGGAACGTTTCCGTACGTTTATCAAAGTGCCAGAGCTGGCGAGCTTCTATGCGGAAATATGGGAGTTAGGAGCAAGGGGAAGCGAGAAAAGGTTATCTGCTTGATTAACAGCATTTCTTTCGTTTGGTCGCATTGGCTTGCACCACGAAAAAAGGCAAAAAAGAGCAGTTGAAAGAGCGAGTTCAGTTACCAAATCGTTCCCTTTTAGGGGCTTCGGAAGAGGTAAGCAAAAAGTGGTAACTAAAATGGTGTTTTCTCTCTTGTTTTCAATGTTTTGCGTAGCGAAAACTATCCCTTAGAGGTCTAACTTTGTAAACAAAAACGACAATGAAAGAAAAGACATTGAAGCTACTCTTTTACCTCAAGCGAGGCACACAGAGTAAGGACGGAAAAAGTCCGATTATGGCTCGCCTCAGTGTGGGGCGAACAATGGTGCAGTTCAGTTGTAAAATTGCTTGTTCTCCCCAGCTATGGGATAGCCGCAAGAGCAGACTCGTGGGCAAAAGTGCCGAAGCTGTATCTGTAAACGCAGAACTCGACCGCTTACAACTCGCTGTACATCGAGCCTTTGAACACTTGCAGAGCAGAAAAGGGGAAATAGTAACAGCTGAGGAGGTTAAAAACACGCTCTTTGGCTTAAACAGCGATAGCCAAGGCTTGCTCTATCATTTGGAAGGCTATTTGGCACGCTTTCGAGAGCGTGTGGGTATAGACCGCAGTGAACGCAGGTATAAGTGCATCTTGCTATTTCGCAAGCATTTCGAGGCTTTCATCAAACACCGCTATCGAGTAGGCGACCTGCCTGTTCAGAAAGTTGGTAGAGCTTTGGTTGAAGACTTTGAGGTTTATCTCTCCCGAGAGAAGGCTTTCAAACTCAATACCACGGCTGGCTACCTCTCTATGCTGGCTTCGCTACTGAAAGACCTATACAAACGGCATATCATCGACACTTATCCCTTCTTGGGCTATTCTATCCGCTGGGATGTCGGCTCGCCACGTTACATCACTAAGGAGGAATTGCAGAGAGTTGTCGCCCTTGATGAAACGCAATTAGGAGATTATGAGCTGGTGTCAAGGGATATGTTTGTCTTTGCTTGTTATACAGGCTTATCGTACACGGATATTTACCACCTTACGGCTGAACATCTTGTCGAGGAGGGCGGTATGACTTGGATACGCAAGCCTCGCATCAAGACAGGCAATGTGTGCCACATCCCACTCTTGCCCGAGGCTGCTGCCATCATTGAGCAGTACCGAGGCATTCACACCCGAGCCTTTCGCCACGAACCGCCTAAGGGCTATCTTCTGCCCATTCCTGGCTGTGATACGGTCAATATCCATCTGAAGAAGATGGCGAAGCTCTGCAAAATCAATAAATGCCTCACCTTCCATATGGCTCGCCACACTTTCGCCTCACAGATGACCCTCTCCGAAGGGGTATCTATCGAGAGCGTGTCAAAGATGCTGGGGCATAGTCAAATCAAGACTACGCAAGTTTATGCAGAGACCTCGCCCGAGCGTGTATTTCGGGATATAGAGCGTATCCTACCCGAGATTGCCCACTATCGTCTAACCAATTAAACCAAGACAATGAAAAGTACATTTTCAGTTTTATTCTTTATCGACCGTAGCAAGGCGAATGAGCAGGGGCTATGTCTTATCCGCTGTCGCATTTCTTGTAATGGCAAGACCGCTTCGTTCTCTACCAAGCAACAAACAGCCCCCGAAGATTGGAACGCTCAGAGGGCAAGAGTAAAAGCAAGCACCCCCACGGCTCAAGGCATCAACAACGCACTGAATGCTATCGAACAAGGACTGAATGCACTCTATGAACGCATTCTCCGAGAGGAGCAATACATCACAGCCGAGTATCTCAAGGAGCAGTTTCTTCGTAAGGAAAAGCCTCAGCAGTCCATCTTAGAGCTATATCAAGCGGTCTGCGAGGCTAAGAGGGCTTATGAGGATAAATCTCTCAGTAAAGCTACCATAAGAGCCTTTCGGGATAGTCACAAGAGCTTTGCTCGCTTTTTGGCTTCGAGGGGGCAAAGCGGATGTATGCCCCCCGAGGTGACCAAAGGGTTGATTGAGGATTATCGGCTCTATATGCTCCGAGATTTAGGGAATAAGGTAAGTTCTGTTGCCAACCGCCTCAGACACCTGCACCAAGTTATTCGCAGAGCTTTGATGGAGGGTGTCGTGAGAGAAGACCCTTTTGACCTCATCGACATAGACACCCCTGCCTACGAACGCAACTCGCTCAGCGGTGACGAACTACGAAAACTTTTGGCTTATCGTCCGCATCGCTCTGTGGATAATCATATCAGACTGATATTCCTCTTGGGCTGTTTCACTGGCTTGGCTTTCTCTGACCTCAAGAAATTGCGGATGGAGGACATCTATACCCTCAGTGATGGACGCAGATATATCTCGCTCTACCGCACCAAGACGCAGAATTGTTGTATCGTACCATTGCTCCCCATTGCCGAGGAGATTCTCGCCTTTGTAGGGCAAGGACGCTCAGAGGGACTATACTTCCGAGAGTTTCCCGTAAACAGCCACTTCAATCGCAAAATCCGTGAACTACTCATCAAGGCTGGATGCTCGCCACATACAGAGGCGAGTTCGCACACAGCACGGCATACCTTTGCCACAACCATCTGTTTGGAGAACGGCTTGCCGATTGAAACGGTGAGTAAGATGTTAGGACATCGCTTTATCAGCACCACAGAGCTATATGCCAAGGTCAGCAAGCAGAAAATCGCCAAGGAGATGCTCCCACTGATGGGGAGCGAGCAGACGCAGACGCTTCGCAAGGCTCTGAGGGTTTGCCCACCACGCAAGCGAACCACTGCCAGCGAAGCCGAGCCGTCCACCGCCTAAGGTCGTCTTCATTTCGGGCAAAGGTACAAGGGCGCTCTGTTTGCCCATCAAGGTCAAGTCCTGCGGAGGGAGGGAAGAATCTCCACCGCAGGACTTCTTGTATTCTGGCGGTCGTATTCCTTCCCTCCCACCTTGCTCGGCAAGACCTCCCTTTGTGGAGAAATGCCCGAACGAATACGACATACTCAGGCTCTTTGGACGCAAGCAAGGCTTAAAGCAGAGCATAATCTGTTTGCTCTTTTATAAGGCGAGCCTTAATAGGCTCAATTACCTCATTCTCGACAAGTAGGAACGAGCCGACTCCTCATCTCATTACCGCAAGTAAGCCCTTTCTTAGACTGCTCCTTTGCCTGCCTTTTCCCTCGTTTTCCTTGCTCCTCCTGAGGCTCTTGAGAGCTACACGCTTAGCCCTAATTTTGCCTCCAAAAGAAAAGGCAAGCGAGAGCATCTGCCCCGACTTGCCATCATATAGAAACGCAAATTAAAACCAACCGAAGCAATGAAAATTATCATCGTAGAGGGCAAAGCGTGGGAGCAGCTCCGCTCCACCTTTGCCGACTTCATCCACCGCACGGAGCAGCTCATCGGCAATCCCCCCGAAACGGAAGCGTGGCTCGACAACGAAGCCGTATGCCGTAGGCTGAGCATCAGCAAGCGAACCTTGCAGACACTCAGAGATACGGGCAAAATCCCCTTCTCTATGGTCGGACACAAGTGCTACTACAAAGAGAGCGACATCACGAAAGCACTGAACGCACAAACAGAATGAATACACTATGGCAGAGAATGAAATCATCACAAGCAATAGTCCTCAGATGCAAATGTTTTCTCAACTGATGAAGGGACTATTAGCTAAGCTGGAGCGTTATTGCGCCTCGGCTCGCCCGATACTAGACGGAGAGGTGTTTCTCACTGGTGAGGAAGTCTGCGAGCTACTCAAGCTCAGCACACGCACGCTCCAAGAGTACCGAAGTAATGGCACTTTAGCCTATTACAAGATAGGAGGTAAGATACTATACAAGCAGAGCGATATTCAAGCGATGCTCGAAAGGCATTATAACCCCATTCTAACAGTCAGAAAGTAGGATTAGACCGACTCAAGTCAGCATAGACTTAGGTCAGTTGGTCAATTGGTCAGTTAGTCTATTTAGACCAACTCCCAGAGAAACTCAACTAACAACCTCTAAACTTAGCTTTGAAGTCATATAACGACCTATGAAATGACCTCTAAACTCAATCTTGAAACTATAGAACAAGCTATGAACTCAAGAACTATATGACCAACTGAATGCTGAGCCATCAGCGATTGAACCTACCCCTCTTTTGTGCATAGCAAGGTGTGTCTTTGTACCACAAATTGTCATTTGTCACACAAAGACCCTTGCCCCGATAGGGGTATCAATCACTCCGAAGTCGTGATTAAAGAACAACTAAACCAATGAAAAGAAAGCATACAGACAAGTCAGACGGCAGATGTGCCACCTGCCCACGATGGGACAGATGGCACATCAGAATACCCAAGCCCGAAGACCAGCAAAAGCTCATTGAGCTATACCGAAAGTCGGGAGCAAAGACCAAGAGCGACTATGTCAGAGGACGGCTATTGAACGAATCCTTTAAGGTCATCACAGAGGATAAATCCTCTGAGCCGTATTTAAGAGAGCTGGGCAACATCATCACTAAATTGAGGATCATCGGTGTGAGTTACAACGAAGCCGTTAAGACGCTCAACAGCTACCACTCGGTCGCCACAGCACAAAGAATGATACAGCAGCTCGAAAGATACTCCGCAGCTATCATCAAATTACAAGTACAAGCGATACAGCTGACAATGGCATTTGATAATCAAGCCAAGAAGGCTAACTAGTTATAATCTGTTTAACAATAGCCTACCATTTCTTTGATATATGTGGATAGAAATCGTCTTGCCCCCCATTAATGATGTGATACAACCTATATGTACTTATAGATGTCTACATGCTTTTGTATTCTGTACAGACTTGTATGTATATATACGAAGACAAGTCTGAAATTCGTTCTCTCTTTTCAGCATTTTGGGGTAAAGTTGCTATTCTAGACAATATTGCAAGTCTAGAATGTAGCCTATTTGAGGAATCAAATTTAGGCATACATAGATTTGACTTTTTCAGACTAAATCCGTTAGTTTTAAAGGTCGCATGTATATAAGAGCGGACTATAGTACTATTTAAAATAGCATTTATGTAGTGAGACTCATCTTCTGATATAAAGTTCCCTTTAATATCTTGGCTTATTATTATGGTATGCTTTACACAGATTGCTTGTTTGAGTTCTCCCCAAGGGGTATGCACTGGGCGAATAACACTAGAGCAAAAGTTAGAATTATCTCTTGCAGCGACAATGAAAGGGGCAAATGTATATGGTCCAATCTTTGATAGTGCATAAAACTCTTTACCACGATGCATATTTTTACTTTTATCGGATTGCTGTTCCAATAGTTCTTTATGTTTGCAGAAGTATGTTGCTAGCTCTTCATTCGATTCTAACAACTTGTCCAATGGTATTGGGAGGCTCGTATTATCTTGGTTATAGGGGATAATATGGAAGTTATTGTCCCAGTTCACAGAATATGGAGTAATTGCTGGTCCTTCAATCATCGGATAAAGAAGTTCAACAGGGAAATCCCACCCATTTACAGGGATATTATCTACTTTATATTTAGACGCCTTTAGTATTTTGTTTTTGAAACGATAGTGGTTGGGCTGATTTGAACAACCTACACCAACCATTTTAAAAACCTCAAAAGGTGTTGATTCAACTCCTGTTCTATAATTGTAGAATGTATCACCAATGATAGCAGAAAAATCAAAGCGAGCAGATACATATGTGAATTGAGTTGAATTCTCGGCTAGCTGTCTAGCTGATACCTCTTTTATATCTAAATACTCTTCCGCATCAATGAATGAAGCACAATTATTGATAACTAAGTCGTTTACTTTGTCTTTTTTTGAGATAGAACGAACTTTGACTCCATCTTTATAGTCTACAAATTGAGATGAATAATAGTAAGTATTGAAGTCTTGGGATACAGACTTTTTCCCAACTTTGAATGGTCTCAGAGGTGCACACCAGCGGTCAAGTTTCTGCAAATAAAGTCTCTCTTTTTTTTCATCATCAATGTAGAAATTACGAAATTCTTCATATGAGTTCTGGGACATCAAACTATCAGGCATAAGAAATGCAAGAATACCATTGCGATGTAACCAATTCGTTGCCGCAACATTGGATATAAGGGCGCAGATGTTTAACTGAGCTCCACCATACATGCCATCATTGCAGAATATATGCCTAATATTGCAAAACTCCTTAATTTTTTTGGTGTAAGCACTAGGAAGATGTTCCCATTTTACCCAAGGTGGATTTCCTACGATTAAATCATGCTTCTGCAACCTAGCAATAAGCATAAAGTTGGTCGTTATACGTATCCAAATACCATCCCATTTGTTTTTATGGAGCTTTACTAGGTCTACTGCCAACTTTTTTACCGACTCCATCAGAGTTACCGAACTCTTTTCCTCTTCACTAAAGCCCTGTATAATGCTTTTGTAAAGAGCTTCTGGACTCTCGGCTTTCACGAGTGCTTGTAAGTTACTCATATTTTTTCCAAAATCAGCTTTGTTGACAAAACTGACAGGTAATAGTACCTTTAACTGCCCAAACTTATTGTTGTTTATTGCATAACGATAACAGTCTACTCCATCGACACTCTCTCTGATAGGAACAATTGCAGAGTCTCCGAGGAATATGGGTATTTCTACGTCTTCAACTTCGCAAAATTGCTGAATAGCAATATAATAACTGACGCGTGCAGATAATACAGAGAGGGGATTGATATCAATACCGTGTACTCTGTTAAGGATAGAATTCAATAACTCTTTTCTCTGACTTTTTGATAGCTCGTTTATATCGATATTACCTACGACTTTTTTGATTAAAGCAATAATGAAGATTCCAGAGCCACAACAAGGGTCAATTGCCGTCCATTGTGTTTTGGTTATTGTCGTTAAAGCCTCTGTTACTACACAGTCTGCAAGCCATTCAGGAGTAAAGTATTCACCCATTGAGTGTCTCACAGACTGAGGAATTATGCTCATATATAAATCCTTGAAAATATCTATAGGATTATATTTGACATTAAGAGAAAAAGAAGAATAGTCATCTAATGTTTTTATAATTTCTCTGATATCCTTCCAAAAACCTTCAGACCATTGACTGGAATCAGCATACCAAGAGAAGAAATCTCCCTCTAGAAAATTTCTAATCTCTAAACTTGTGTATGAGTATCCGTCTTCCATTTTTTGGAAGAATTTTTGAGTTTTATCAAATGCCAGAACGGACAAGTCGTGATATTCATGAGTTTCCTCATTGAAATTTAGCTTGTCCACAACTTTACAGGCTATTAGCTTTACTATTATAGCATAAGTTGTTTGCAAGGCGAATAATGCCTTATACTCCGTTTCGGTATTTGATATGTTACAGTCAAAAATGAGAGATAGATCCTTTCTTCTTTTTGCAATATCATTACTTTTACCATTATCTGCCACAGATAAGTGCATTAGCTCCTTCCATTCAGAGTACAACATCTCAGACTTTTCTGTGATGTCTGATGTTAATTGATTGTATAGTATTTTTGCAATTTTCTTTGAAACGGATAATGACTTTGGTGATATCGAGAAGTCCTTTACGATATTAGATGGATCAAATTTCTTTGATTGGTTATTTAGAATAGCCTTAACAATTCTGTCAATATCATCCACAGTTATAGTCCTCAGAGCTGTATTTCTAACAACATCACCTATAAATTGAAAATAGGCAACTTTTATTCCATCCGTTAATATAGCATCATATCTGATATTTTCATTTTTATCAATAGCAATAAGATAATCCTTTACTTGCTCAAATGCAGATGTGATTTGTTTCTCTGTTGTAAGTTTGGTGTGATGTTTATATTCAATAATTATATTATTAACTACGGCATCTAAACGCCCATGACCACTTTTGCGAGATGAAAGCCCTTCGAATTTATGCACAATACCTTCTATTGGGGATTCTTTGCTAAAAGATAGTTCTATCCCTAATTGGGATCTAACAAGGTAATATATCTCTCTTTCAAAAATACTTGAAGTATCTGCTTCACTATTAGATAGCTCACAGTTCCTTACGATTTTCGTAAGGACAGAATCTATCAGAGAACGGTATTCCCCACTCTTCAGCCATCTTGATATGTTTGAATAGTTGCTCATTGCTATGTCTTTATCAAAGTTCTTTTTTATATAAATTGTCGGCTTTAACTCCAAGATATATCTACAAAGGTACGATATCAAGGAGCTTATAAGCGAAAGATTTAGGGAATTATTTATCAGAAACAACGATTTTCTTTGATTTCAGTCGTTTTTCATCGGATAATCAGTACCTTTGCGAGTAAGAAGTAAGGGATATTTGTAAAGTTGCAAAACCAAGAAGCAAGAAGTACTTCGCTCGTTTCTTATTCGTTCCCCTTAGCCGAGTAGACACATTACTATCTACTCAATATCAACCCATTAACTCTCTACAATCGGATTTTATGCGGAGATCTGCGATTTTCGTACAGCTAAGGACATCGGTATCGACCGACCCGAGAAAAATGAAATCCTACACAACATTCTACCAACACCTGAACAGGAGGATTTTATCAAGCGATTGATGGAGTTCGCCAAGACGGGCAATGCTACCGTCTTAGGGCGTGAGCCCCTAAGCGAACGTGAGGAAAAGGCGAAAATGCTTATCGCAACTGATTACGCGAGGAGAAGATATACAGATGAGTATATATAGCAGAAAATCAGAAGAATGAGTCTTTGTAAATGGGAAAGGGGTTACGACTTGTCAACGAGCGAGCTTCTTTCCCTTTCTTTCTTTTGCAATCTCTCAATGAACACCTATTTTGATATTGCAAAGGTAGTTTATTTTGAGCAATAAAGAGTGCCTTAACTTGTTATAAAATTGAATTATATACCATTTTTATGGCGTATAATTCATCCTTATTGGAGTCACTTTAGTATCTTTGCATCAAAATATTGTAGCTCAACAATGAATAGGAACTTAAATAGAATAAAAGCTGTATTAGCGGATAGAAATAAAACTAGCAAATGGCTTGCAGAACAGTTGCATAAAGATCCTGCTACTGTTAGCAAGTGGTGTACTAATGCTAGCCAGCCTTCACTTAAAACATTGTTAAATATATGCAAAGCCCTGAACGCAGATCTTAGGGAGGTTGTATGTATTGAGTTTACGGATGAAGGTATGTCTTATGAAAAGAATGAAAACTAAGAGAAAGTGATGCAAGATATAAAATTACAGATACATACCCTCGTTAAAAAGTATGAACAAAATAAAGACTTTTATTGCTCTTCGAGATTTAACGAAACAGAGCTTCGTAGCCAGTTTTTAGATCCTTTGTTTGAGGCGCTTGGCTGGGATATCCGTAATGTATCTAACCGTAGTACTAATGAACGAGAGGTTCTCTTAGAGGAATCACTCAGAGAAAATGCATCAACACACTCCAAAAAACCGGACTATACATTTCGTCTATACGGAGAACGTAAGTTTTTTCTTGAAGCAAAAAAACCATGCGTACGGATTGAAGAAGATAATGAACCTGCAAAACAAGTTCGAAGATATGGATTTACAGCTGGGCTAAAGATATCAGTTCTTTCCAACTTTGAATACCTCTTTATTTATGAAACTTCAAGTCCTGTAGAAGATAATGACTCCCTTACCAAGTATCGAATCAAGGAATATCACTATACCTCCTACGAAGACGCTGCAGAGGAGTTACTTAAATATTTAGGTAAGGAATCAGTGTATAGTGGGCAATTTGACTCAGAATGGAAAGATATCGTACTAAATATTGATCATAGATCTATTGACAAACTATTTTTAGATCAAATAAACAGCTGGAGGAAAATGTTGGGAATGGAGATATACTCCTATGATCCTAACATTGACGCTGACTTTTTGGGTGATATTGTTCAGAGCTATATTAACAAGATTTTATTTCTTAGAGTTTGCGAAGATCGAAATATTGAAACTTATCAGGCTTTGCTTAATATCGCCGAAAATGATAGTTACTCAGCTTTAATACAAAAATTCAGGGAAGCTGACCGAAAGTATAATTCAGGGCTTTTTGATGAACTGCTTTCTGAGAATGTCATTGGACAAATAAGTTCATCATTTTGGGTAATTATCCGTCAATTATATTACCCCGAAAGTCCATATTCCTTTGCGGTTCTTTCGTCTGACATCCTTGGTCGGATATACGAAATCTTCTTGGCTCAGAAGATTGCTATTCAAGACGGAGAGGTTGTTCTCGTTGATAAACCTGAGAACATTGAACGTGATATCGTAACAACCCCCAATTATATCGTTCGTGAGATCTTAAATCAGACAGTGAACGATGTAATTCGAGAAAAAACAGATTTACAGCTAAATGAATTGAGATGTGCGGATATAGCTTGTGGTTCCGGTGCTTTCTTGTTAGAGTTGTATCAGTTGTTGTGTGATGCACTAATAGATTATTATGTAATACATGACCCTTCACAGCTAATTCGAACTAACGTTGATTCATATAGGCTGCCTTACAGAACGAAATGCCGTCTACTTACGAATTGTATATATGGCTTTGATAAAGATTATAATGCTGTTGAAGCCTGCAAATTTGGATTACTACTTAAACTTCTAGAGGATGAAGATTTAGATACATTGTCTGATCAGCATCCAATACTACCCAGGATGGATAATAACATCTTCTATGGTAATAGTTTATTGAGCCCAAGTGATGTGCCCGAGGGGTTAGCTGATGAAATTAATCCTTTTGATTTTGGGGATAGGCAGTTTGACCTGATTGTGGGCAATCCTCCTTATATGAAAACGGAGGACATAAAAAACTTTACCCCCTCTGAAAAAAAATTATACCAAACAGAGAATCGCTATGTATGTGCCCATAAGCAGTATGACAAGTACTTCTTGTTCATAGAACGAGCTCTTACTCTCCTTAAAGAAGGGGGCTATTTAGGCTATATCGTTCCAAGTAAATTCATGAAGGTGGGAGCTGCTAAACCTTTACGAGGACTCATAGCGAATGGGAAGTTCTTACGGGCATTAACTTTTTTTGGTGCTCATCAAGTCTTTGAAGATAAATCAACTTATACCTGTATTATTATCTTACAGAAAGGAGAAAATGCTCGGTTTCAGTATTCAGAGGTAGAGCAATTTGATAAGTGGCGAGTTCGAGAGGAAAGTTCATATACATTCACTTCCAGAGACTCTAATCAACTTTCAGATGAAACTTGGGTTATTTGTACTGATGTAAACCAACATCTCTTTGACAAGATTACAGCTAATGCCAGCCCCCTTGTAGATATCGTAGGGGAAGATAATATCTTTAATGGAATTCAAACTAGTGCAAACCGAATTTACGTGTTTGAACCAGAATCTGAAGAAGACGATTTGTTTACTTTTACAGCATTCAATAGAAGGGTTTATCAGATAGAGAAGTGCGTTACAAAGCCCTATTTTAAGACAACTCAAGGAGAAAATGCTCTGAGTACTTATCGAACTTTTAAGCCCAATGCTCGTGTTATATTTCCATACAAAAAGGATGCAGAAGGTAGGTTAGAGCTTATGTCACTACCCTCAATTGAACAGAATTATCCTTTTCTTCATAGGTTTCTTCTAGATTTCCAGAGTGAATTAGCAAAACCATCAAGAAGTATACAGCCCGCCCCTGTGACTCCTGATGAGTGGTATCGTTATGGTAGACATCAATGTTTAGAAGCCTGTGAAATAAGTGAAAAGATTATAGTAGGAGTATTAGCTCAGTCAGATAAATATGCAGTTGATACACAGGGCACACTAGTTTCTTCTGGAGGTACTGCTGGCTATTGTATGATAAGCCTACCTGAGACTAGTAATTATTCAATCTACTATATTCAAGCTCTATTGGGATCTCTTCAAGGAGAGTGGCTTGCATCTCTTTATGGGGAGATATTTCGTGGTGGATATATTGCAAGGGGAACAAAAGTTCTTAAGCAAATACCTATCAGAACTATCAACTTCGATAATCCTATTGAGGTTTCTCAACATGATGAAATCTCAGAGAGACAAAGAACCCTTATTGAACTTGGAGAGCGGATTGCGAATATGAGAGAAAACCATAGAAGAGCGATTCCTCTCAAGCGGCAATTTAAGGCTCTAAAGGATGAGCAACAAAGGGCAATAAATAGACTTTATGGTCTAACGACAAATGAGGCTTCTAAAATCCCGATAATTAAGAATATATATGCAGCTAATTAAAGATGCAACAAGCCAGAAACTTAGAGGGGCATACTACACTCCCGCTACAATAGCCAATTTTATCTTGCGTTGGGGTATAAATGGAGAAGAGCGTCTTGATATACTCGAGCCAAGCTGTGGTGATGGAGTATTCTTAGAGTGCTTGGCGAATAATAATGTGCCTTATGATAGCATTACTGCCGTAGAATATGAAGCGGAAGAAGTTGAAAAAGCTCGTGCTATTAGATTAGCCAATGCAAATATTATTAATTGTGATTTTCATCAATTCTGTCTTAAAACAGATCTGAGATTTGATTTGGTAATTGGTAATCCCCCATTCATTCGATATCAATATTATGATAAAGAGCAACAATTACTAGCCGATCAAATATTTGAAAAAGCAAAATTAAAGCGCTCAAAGCAGAGTAATGCTTGGGTAACATTTGTTGTTGGTTCGACTCTACTACTACGCAATCAGGGTAGAATGGGTTTTGTAATTCCATCTGAATTACTTATGGTTAAGTATGCACAACAACTTAGAAAATACCTATCCAAAACCTTCAATAAAATAAACATCATATCATTCAAAGAATTAGTTTTTGACGAAATTCAACAAGATGTAGTTTTACTCCTCTGTGAGAAGAATAATACCAAGGAGCATAAAATTGAACATATTGAAGTTAAAGATATAAAGGAGCTTCTGCAGCTTAATCCCTGTGAATTCAATTCACCAACAAAGAAAATTGATTTCTACACAGATAAGTGGACTTACTATTTCTTAGATCAAAAGGAGCTTGACCTGTTGGAGAAGATAAAGACAGGTAAGGGAAATACCATTTCAACTTTTGCCAATATTGAAGTTGGAATTACAACAGGTGCTAATAATTACTTCACGGTATCAGATAAGATTGTACAAGAATATCAACTATTTCAATATGCATATCCGATGGTCGGACGAAGTATACAAGTAAGTGGAGTTTCTTTTACAACAGAAGACTGGGAAGAAAATGTTAAAACAGGGGCTAAGGCATACCTCCTTGCATTCCCCAATGAATTCAACGGTAAAGATACTGATGGCATAAAACATTACATAATGCATGGAGAGAAACTCGGAATTCACAAGGGTTACAAAACTGGCATCCGAGAACAGTGGTGGGTGGTGCCTTCCATAAAGCTCTCGGATGCCTTCTTCTTGAGGAGGAACAATATTTACCCCAAATTTGTCTTAAATGAAACTGGTGCATACACTACAGATACTATGCATCGAGTATTCATCAAAAATGGAGTAAACAAGAAAGCCTTTATCGCAAGTTATTACAACTCTTTATCATTTGCCTTTTCAGAAATTCTTGGTCGAAATTTTGGAGGAGGCTGTTTGGAGCTTATGCCAAGTGAAGTCGGTGAGGTATATTTACCCTATCGAGTTGAAAACGAGCAGATATTTGAACATATCGATGAGTTATTAAGAGCCAAGGCAACCGCTGAACAAATCCTAGATTTTACGGATGACTTTATTCTATGTCAAGGGATGGGGTTAAGTGCTGAAGAAGTACGGCTTGCTCGATCTATTTGGCATAAAATACTCAATCGAAGGTTGAATCGATAAAGACTGCTGTCGCTGGATAATAAAGAATTCGTGGATGGTTCTATTGAAGCTATTACAGTTTATCGGAAGTAATGAGATAAAAGTCAATATCCCTTAGTTGTAAGTCGTCACTATTGAATTATCTCCCTCCTTCTATATGCAAGAGTTAGCTGTATCGCCTGCATCTGTAGCTTAATGATCGCTTCCGAGTAGACTTCGAGCTTGCGGATCATTATCTGGGCAGTTTTAACCGAATGGTAGCTGTTGAGCGTCTTGACGGCTTCATTGTAGAGAATCCCTATTCTTCTTGTTAGGGCGACAATACTGTTCAACTCTCTGAGGTAGGGTTCGGCAGTCTTATCCTCTATAATGACCTTAAAGGATTGATTCAAGAGCTGTCCTCTGAAGTAGTCGCTCTTGGTCTTCGCGCCCGACTTTCGGTACAGCTCGATGAGCTTCTTTTGGTCTTCGGGGTTCGGTATTCTGATGTGCCATCTGTCCCATCGTGGGCAGGTGGCACATCTGCCGTCTGGCTTGTCTGTATTCTTTCTTTTCATTGGTTCGTTTTTCTTTAATCACGACTTCGGAGTGATTGATACCCCTATCGGGGTAAGGGTCTTTGTGCGACAAATGACAATTTGTGGGACAAAGACACACCTTGCTAATGTCAAGATGGGGATATATCCCTTATCTGAACACTTGCACCCATTGAGTGCAGGTATTCAGATGGGCTTTGAGTGCTAAACACGCAAGACATTAGAGTTTCCGCCACACTTCTACGTCCTCTTTGTACTGTTCGAGATGCTCTCTGAGTATTCGCTCCACATAGCCCGAGATTGTCGCCCCACGTTCTCCTATTCTGCGAACAACCAAGTCTAAGCTCTTGAGCGTTTCTTCGGATACATAGACCGCCTTGCGGTGGCTGATGCGTTGGGGCTGGAGGTACTTCTCTTGAAATTGGGCGAGTCGTTCCCTTTTTTGAGCTAAGCCTTGCTTGACGACAGGCTCTTCGATTTTGGGCGGTGTCGGAGCTTTACTCGGCTGGGCTTGGTGCTGGGGCTTAGGCTTCGATGGCGGATTTTGAAGTAATGAAGCAAACTTCTTGCTGAAGTTGGGCATACCATTCTCATCATCGTCTTCCTCATCAGGGTCAAAGGCGAGTTTAGACCTATTCGGGTTAATTCCATAGTTCCCCAGCCGTTTCAAACCCTCGCTGAGGATTTTATCTTTCTCTTCTTGTGTCATACTATCTCTTTGTTAGAATGGGGTTATAATGCCTTTCGAGCATTGCTTGGATGTCGCTCTGTTTGTAGAGTATCTTACCTCCTATCTTGTAATAGGCTAATGTGCCGTTGCTACGGTACTCTTGGAGCGTGCGTGTGCTAAGTTTGAGTAGCTCGCAGACCTCTTCGCCAGTGAGGAATACCTCACCGCCGAACATCGGGCGAGCCGAGGCACAATAACGCTCCAGCTTGGCTAATATACCCTCCATCATCTGCGTAAACAGCTTCATTTGAGGGTTTTCACTTGTAATGATTTCATTCTCTGCCATAGTGCATTCATTCAGTTTTTGAGTTCAATGCTTCTGTGATGTCACTCACTTTGTAGTAGCACTTGTGTCCGACCATAGAGAAGGGGATTTTGCCCGTATCTCTGAGCGTCTGCAAGGTTCGCTTGCTGATGCTCAGCCTACGGCAGACGGCTTCGTTGTCGAGCCACGCTTCTGTTTGGGGCGGATTACCGATGAGCTGCTCTGTGCGGTGGATAAAGTCGGCAAAGGAGGAACGGAGCTGCTCCCACGCTTTGCCCTCTACGATGATAATTTTCATTGCTTTGGTTGGTTTTAAGTTGCGTTTCTATATGGTGGCAAGTCGGGGCAGATGCTCGGACTTGCCTTTTCTTTTGGAGGCAAAATTAGGGCTAAGCGTGCAGCTCTCAAGAGCCTCAGGAGGAGCAAGGAAAACGAGGGAAAAGGCAGGAAAAGCAGCAGGCTGAAAAAGCGCTTACTTGCGGTAATGAGATGAGGAGTCGGCTCGTTCCTATGGGCGAAAATGGCTCGTTTGAGATGTCGATTTGTCGAGAAATCAATATGTCGACATCTCGAGAGTTCGACATTTCGATAAATCGATTTATCGAACGTTCGATTTATCGAGAGTTTGATAGGCTGTTTGAGCTACCTCTCAAACGATAGCCATAGCGATAGATAGCTTTAAGCCTTGCTTGCGTCCAAAGAGCCTGAGTATGTCGTATTCGTTCGGGCTTTTCTTCACAAAGGGCGGTCTTGCCAAGCAAGGTGGGAGGGAAGGAATACGACCGCTATGATACAAAAAGTCCTGCGGTGGAGATTCTTCCCCCCTCCGCAGGACTTGACCTTGATAGGCAAACAGACCGCCCTTGTACCTTTGCCCGAAATGAATACGACCTTAGGCGGTGGACGGCTCGGCTTGACGCATGATGGCGGTACAATAGTCCTTAAACTCCGCCTGCTGACGCTCGGCAAGTGCCGTCATATCCTCCTGTATCTTATGGTCGGTGATTTTGCCGTAAATCTGTGTCGTGTCGATACTGCTATGCCCGAGCATCTTGCTGAGCGTCTCCATCGCAATGCCGTTGGAGAGGCAGAGCGTCGTAGCAAAAGTGTGGCGTGCCATGTGAAAGGTCAGCCCCTTGTCGATACGGCAGATTTGCCCAATGTTCACGCAGGCAAAGGAAGCCTTACGCACGGTAAGGTTCGGGAAGATGAGTTCGTCCTCCGCCTTGCCCTCGATGAAGAGCGAAAGGATTTGCTCCGCTATGGGCAAAAGGGGAACACTCGCCTCGACATCGGTCTTCTGTCGCTTGATGCGTATCTCTGCCGTGCCATCGGCATAGCGTATGATGTGCTTGGGTTTGAGACGCTGCATATCTATCCTCGCCAGCCCCGTAAAGGCACAGAAGAGGAAGAGTAGTCTGGCTCGCTCAAACTGCTTGTCTTTGATGGGTGTTTCTAAAACTCGTTGCAACTCCTCGGTCGTGAGGTAGCGTCTTGTGCGTTGGGGTAGCTCTGCCTTATAGTCCACAAAAGGGTCTGCCGTGATGTAACGCTGCTGCTGCCCGATGCCGATAAGCTTACGCAAGAAGATAACGACTATCTGTATCGTGGCCAGCGACAAGCCTCGCTCCTTCTTGAGGTAGAAATCCAAACCCTCAATGAAGCTGTAACTCAACTCCGAGTAGGCAATATCCTCTCTTGCTAACAGTTCTCTGAGGTAGGCTTGAATGAGCTGTGTGGCATAAATATAATTACTAAAAGTAGGTTTCGCCACGGTCTTCCCTACGCAAGGCTGTTTCTCTGCGATAAATCTGTTAGCTTCCTCTATGAGATAAGCCTTGGAGGCTTCGGGCTTTAATAGCTCACGCTTGAGCAGATCGGCAGAGATATAGCCTTGCTCCCAAAGCAGGGATTGATACAGACGCTCCGCCTTAGCGTGATACTCTTGGATGAGGCGATTGAGTTTTTGTGTGTCCTCGTTCTTGCCCTTGGCTCTACCGAGTCGGCTGTCCCAGTCTTCGGGGGCGATGTCCTCGCCAAGGCTGTATTGCACCTGTTCGCCATCAATGGTGATGCGCCCCATCAGGGGGCATCTGCCACTCTTCTTTTGTTTGGAGCGGTTGATATAGAAGATGTGTTTGAATGTACTGCGTGCCATCGTCTTAGAGTTTAAGGGTAAATGTGTCTTGAATACGTGCTTGCACTCGCTGCATATCCTGCCGTATGCGCTCGGAGGATACTTGGGCATAAATCTGCGTGGTACGCAGGTCGCTATGCCCCAGCATCTGACTCACGGTCTCGAGAGGAACACCCGAAGAAAGGGTAATGAGCGAAGCGAAGGTATGTCGTGCCATATGAAAGGTCAGCGGTCTGTCCATCTGGAGTTGCTTTTTGAGGTAGTGCATACCATTGAGTACGACATCCACGCTTGGCACATCAAAGACAAAGCCTGCTCGCCTGCCTCGATACCGCTCTATCATCGTAAGGGCGGGCGGTAGCACCTGCACCCGATAAGGGGTTTTCGTCTTTTGTCGTCTGCCTTTAATCCATAGCTGTCCCTCCTCGGTTACGATTTGTTCCTCTCTGAGGTTATGGACATCGGAAATCGCCAAGCCTGTAAAGCAAGAGAAGACAAAGAGGTCTCGCACGATGCGGTAGTTCTCCCACGCTATTTCCAAGGCGATGAGAGCTTGCAACTCTGCCCTTGTAATGCTTCGTGGCTCTCCCTTGGGGCGGTCGTAGCTGTAGCCCATGAAGGGATTAAGGTCTAAATGCCCTCGCCTAACGGCTTGCAGGACGATAGACTGTAAAGTGGAGAGTGTACTAGCTATCGTGCTTGGCTTTAAGCCTCGGTCGATGGTGAGGTAATACTCAAAACCCTCGATGAAGGCTTTGTCGAGCTGGCTTAGGGCAATATCCTTGAGCTTGTAACGCTTCTGCACATATTCCCGCAGCACAGATAACTGATAAGAGCGGAGCTTGAATGTTTTCAAAGCTCTATCTACTCCGATGCGCGATTGTATCTGATTAAGGTAGGCTTCAAAGTTTTTCAGTAGAAAACCCTCCTCCTGCATCTGTCCTTGGTAGGCATCTCGCAGTTGGGAGGCACTGACCACCTCGCCCCGCTCGCAAAGCTCTCGGTAGCGTGTATGAATGAGTGCGATGCACTCATTGAGTTTCCGATTGAGGCTTACGGCGACATGACTTTTGCCGAGAAGTCGCTGTTTACGGCTATCCCAGAGGGCGAGAGGGACTTTGAGTTTGGCAGAGAAGTCCGCACTACTCCTACCGATAGCAATACGCCCAAAGATGGGGGCATTGCCGTGCTGGTCGACTCGCTTCGCTTGTACGAAAAACGAGACTTTAAGTTGTTCTGTTTGCATAGCTTTTTCTTTGTTACAAAGTTACTTCTGACACAGTGCTTATGAGCTATGCAAAAGGTGGAGAGGAAGCGAATAAAAACCTAATCAACAGGGATTTAGACTCAAATCGTAACCCCTTTTTGCTTCGGGAGACAAGGGGTTACGATTTGCCCACGGAACTCCTGCCGAAAATCGCTCCCTTTTGCCTTTCCCTTTCAACGCAGAAAAACGACAATCCTATGATAAACAAACGATTATCTATTTCTCCGTTTCCTTACTTATCCCTTGATTTCTGCCTGCCGACTTTGCCCGAAAGATGAGCTTAGATTTACGGATGATTGACCCTGCCTACGAAGACCACGTGGACAACAAGGCTTCGCACTGTGCCAAGATGCTCAACGACTACTATCAAAAGTACAATGCTCAGAAGGGAACGCAGTTCGTCTTTTCTGACCTCGGCACTTATAAGCCAGGCGATGACTTCAATGTGTATAGCGAAATCAAGCGGAAGCTCGTAGAGGACTACCGCATCCCCTCATCTGAAATTCGCTTCATCCAAGAGTGTAAGAACGAGAAAGCCAAGAAAGCAATGGTCGATGCGATGAACAAAGGCGATATTCGTATCATCTTCGGTTCTACCTCGATGCTTGGCACTGGGGTAAATGCCCAACAGCGTGCCGTGGCGATTCATCATCTCGATACACCCTGGCGACCATCAGACCTTGAGCAACGCAACGGACGAGCTGTACGTAAGGGCAACCTCATCGCCAAGGAGTTTGCTGACAACAAGGTCGATGTGATTATCTATGCTGTGGAGCGGTCGTTGGATAGCTATAAGTTCAACCTCCTGCACAATAAACAGCTCTTCATCAATCAGCTCAAGACCAACACGCTGGGCTCTCGTACGATTGACGAGGGATCGATGGATGAGGACAGCGGTATGAACTTCTCTGAATACGTAGCCGTACTCTCGGGTAATACCGACCTCCTAGAGAAAGCCAAGCTCGATAAGAAAGTTACCGCTCTTGAATCAGAGCGTAAGTCCTTCCTCAAGGAGCGTGATGCCGCCAGCGGTAAACTCGCAGAGATGCAGCACTCGGTGGAGTATCACACGGGGCGTGTCGAGGAAGCGAAAGCCGACTTGGCAGCATTTGAGAGCCGTGTGCAGCGTGATGAAGAGGGCAACCCCATCAATAAACTTGTCCTCAAAGGAGTGGAAGAGGGTGATGACATCAAGGCGATGGCTGCACGCTTGCAAGAGATTGAGGAGAAAGCCCGCACCAATGGAGAGCATCACAAGATTGGAGAGATTTATGGCTTCTCTATCACCGTCAAGACCGAGAGCTCCAGCAAAGACCTGTTTCAGATGTCGGTCAATCGCTTTTTCGTCAAAGGTCAGGAGGGCATCTATTACACCTATAATAATGGTAAGCTCGCCAGCGACCCCAAACTAGCCTGTGCCAACTTCGTGAACGCTCTGGAGCGTATTCCTAAGGTCATAGAGTCGCATGAGAAAGAAGTTGCCAAGGCGAAGGCAGACATCGGCGTCTACACAGCGATTGCGGGCGGTTCATGGAAGAAGGAGGACGAATTGCGTTCGCTCAAGACCCAAGCAGCCGAGCTCGACCGCAAAATTGCCTTAGAACTGGCTCCGCCCGAGCCTGAGAAGGAAGAGGTCAACGAGGGAGAGAAGCAGGGGCAAAGTCAAGGTGGCGGACAAAGCACAACCTCTCAAGGGGAAAAGCAAGAGCCAGCTCACACTTCGCCCCAAAACACGACAACGCCCCAGTCTCCTATGCAAGCTCCGAAGAGCGAACAAGAAGACCGAGGCATCATGAGTTGTGTGGTCATATCTAAGCCCAAGTGGAGATAGAAATCCTATAGTTTGATTTACTGAAGTCGTATGGAATAAATACCTCAAATAAGTTTTGTAAATCAATATAATATCACTATCTTTGCACAAAATCAGAATGAGAGATTATGTGCAATATGAGTCGTTTGATAGAAAATACAAACACATACATTAATGAATATATCGGAGAGAAGGTCGTCTTCTCGCCGATTAACGAGTCTCTACGAAATAGAGTTCCTATTGCTATATCAGGAGAGTTTAATCTATACAGTGGCAGGATACTGAATTGTGATGTCGTCTTAGCTCTTATAGAGCAAGCAGACATCATTCCCCCAAAACAAATACAGAAAAAACTTCTAATACTAGAACAGAAACTTGGAAGTTTGGTAATTCTTGCGACCCAAGAGATAGCTTCATACAATGCTTTGCGACTTGCCAATCTTAGGATAAACTTTATTGTTCCCAATAAGCAAATGTTCCTGCCTTCCCTATTAGTCAATTTCAGAAAGGAGCAACAGATAGGAAGTGATCTAACAGAAACGATTTCTCCTACAGCTCAGGTTCTCTTACTTTATCATCTTCAAGTTGAGTCTGTTCAAGGATTAGATGCAAGAGCTTTGGCGAGTAAACTTGATGTTTCATATGCCTCTGCTAATCGTGCTATCCGTTGGCTATATGACAAAGAGCTAATCAAAGTGAGCCAAGGCAAGAGTAAATTGATTGAACTGCATCATACCCCAAGAGAATTGTGGGAGAAGGCTTTGCCTTTCTTAGAAAACCCAGTCGCAAAAATCGTTTACACAGATGATGTTATAGACACTTGGCAAAGTGGCATCAATGCCCTTTCTGAGTATACTATGATAAATCCCGAACCAAGAGCATGTTATGCCATAACAAAAGCAGCGTTAAAAACGCTCTCTACTCGTGTAAATGAGAAGTTCGGGAATAATATTGTTGAGATTTGGAAATACTCCCCACATCTACTTAGCAGTACAAACACTGTTGATAAGCTTTCTCTGTACCTTTCTCTTAGACAAACAGAAGACGAGAGAGTTCAAATAGAATTAGACAATTTACTTAACGCATTATGGTCAGAGGAATAGAAAAATTCAAAGAGTATTTTGAAGCTTTTGAGGGCAACTATGTCATTATTGGCGGAACTGCCTGCGAAATACACGAAGAGAACAATGCCATTGCTCCACGAGCCACCAAGGATATAGACATCATCTTGGTTGTCGAAGCTCTATCTCATGAATTTGTAGAACGTTTTTGGCAGTTTATAAAGGCAGGAAACTATGGTGAAAGAAATAAGGGAACTGATACTTCTGCTTCATCTCGCCATGAGTATTATCGATTTAAACAACCCGAGGAAGATAGTTTCCCTCATCAGATTGAGTTGTTCTCTAGAAGATTAGATGCCTTTAAGCTCCCAGAGGATGCCCATTTGACTCCTATCCCAACGACAGAGGATCTGTCTAGTCTCTCTGCAATACTTATGAGCGATGATTACTACAACTTCACCATAGAGCATAGCCAAAATGAAGATGGAGTACATATCGCAAACGTTGAGAGCTTGATTTGCTTAAAATGCAAAGCTTACACTGATATGATCGCTCGTAGAACACAGGGAGCTCGTATCGACAGTAAAGAGATAGCTAAGCACAAGAAAGATGTGTTCAGACTCTTGGCTATGTTAGCACCAGCAGATCGATTCGATGCCCCAGCAATGATACAAGAAGACTTGAGGCTATTCATTCAAATGGTGCATGAGGACCTTCCTAATGCCGACTTTATGAAGGCGACAGGTTTAGGTTCAATCTCAAGTGAGCAACTACTCCAACTGCTCAACAACTGCTTTTTAGACGAACAATGAAAATTCAATATGCTTCAGACCTACATTTAGAGTTTGCCGAAAACAGCAGCTTTCTAAAGCACAACCCTCTAATTCCGATGGGGGAAGTGCTTGTGCTTGTTGGGGATATAGGATATATTGGTGACGAGAACTATTCAAGGCACCCCTTCTGGGACTGGGTTTCTGATAACTTTGAGAGGTGTATTGTCATCCCAGGTAACCATGAGTTTTACAAGTTCTTTGATGTCTCTCAGTTATATAATGGTTGGGAACTATCCATACGATCCAATATCACCTGCTATTATAATAGTGTTATAGATTTGTCCCAAGAGATAGTACTCATTGGAACAACACTATGGGCTAATATAGAGCAGCATAACGCATACTTCACAGAAAGGGCTATAACGGATTTCAGACGAATAAAGAACAAGGAGAATAACCTTAGTTGGATAGACTTCAATACTCTTCATCAGCAATGTCTCGATTTTCTTCAAAAAAGTGTCGAACAACATTCATCTAAGAAAATCGTAGTAGCAACACATCATGTGCCATCGGTTGAATTGATGTCTCCTGAGTTTGAGGGCAGTTTTCTAAATGGAGCTTTTGTCGTGGAACTAAGTCGCTTTATACAGAATTCCCCCATTGATTATTGGATATATGGACATTCTCATAGAAACATAGAGAGAAGCATCGGTGCAGCAAAATGTCTAAGCAACCAACTGGGCTATGTTTTTCGTGATGAACACCTTGATTTTCGACCCGACAAACATTTTGTCATATAGCTTTTAGATGAGCTAATCTATAGCAAAACATACTCAAGTTGTTTATTACTCAAACTTGCAAATAGGGATATTTTCTGCCCCCATTTGCAAGTTTGGACAATTGAATTGAAGAATACGAATTTCTGATAACCTATTTATTACATCACTTAATCTAGTATTCTGTTGTTTTCTAGCATCTCATCTATCTCATCTCTCCTAAAGAGCAGTCGCCCATTGGCTTTGAGGTAGGGTATTTTACCCTCCCAAACCCAGTTGTAGATAGTCTTTTGCTCAACACGCAGAAGCTTTGCTACCTCAATGATGTCGAGATACTCGGGCTTCAGTGGTGGACGAACGGTCGTATCGAGTAGTTGGTCTTTGATAATAAGTAGCTCATCAAGCTTCTCCTCCATCGAAAGCATATGCTCAAAGAGGAGCTTATACCAGTCAGTTTGCTGATTTTCTGATTTGTGATCTTCTATGTACGACATCTCTCCCCCTTTTGATAGTTACCATTCGTGTCTTGCGTTAAGACGCCCTGCTCACGCATATAGGCAATATACTTCTTTGCTGTGCGGTCTTTGATTTCCATCTCTCGCATCAGCACCTCACAGAGTTCCTGGTACGAGAGCCGTGTGTTGAGCCTAAAGGCTTCTCGGATAACCGCTATTAACTCTTCTGTCTTGCGTTTATCCTTGTCCTCCTTAGACTTCTCCCCTCGGTAGACGTGCATCTCTAAGGCTTTATCCCAGCCGAAGAGCATCATCGGCACATCTAAAGGACTACCATCTCTCACCTTGAGAGCTTTGACCACCGAATACTCGGGGTTTTCGTCCTTTTCGATAGAGAGAATGCCTGCTGCCTTGCGTTGTAGCTCTGAACCGATATGCCCACGCAGTTTGATGCCGTTCGGTACAAAGTGCAGCACACAGATGATGCAAGTGTTGTAAATGCCTGCCAATCGATAAAGCTCATCGACAATCGCAATACTCTCGCTTTCGTCATTAGCCGAGCGAATCAAGTCGGCTATGCCATCGATCACCACGAGGTGAATACCTCCGTGGCGATGATGAAACAAATCCATACTCTCACGAATAAGTTTCAGTCGGTCTTTGCGTGAGAGCGAGGCTAAGTACAAAGAGTGATAAAACTCTGGCACGGCTGTGAGCGATGCTCGCCTAAGCGTCTTACCCAAATTTTTGCACAATTGAGCCTCTGACTGCTCTGTATCGTAATGCAAGACGGCTAAACCCTTGGGATTGGCGGTGATCTCCAACCCTAAGGTTTCTGTTGCGTCCATATGCTCTGCGAGTAAAGTACCAGAGAGGATAGCAGAGATGTAGTTACTCTTCCCCGTACCTTTGCCTCCAGTGATACAGAAGAGATTGTCTTGCGTGCCGAGTGGCACACCATTGACCGAAACGACCGCCTTAGAGGCATCAGGTGGGTTGTCATAGTCAATCTCGCAGGAGCGAAGCATCATCATCGTTTGACCATAAATATCGGCAAACATCTTAGTGAGCAAATCTCTAAAATCCTCGGCACTATATCCGAGAGCAAAATAATCAGAGATATCTTTCTCTGTCTTTGAGCCACTAAGAGGTAAACTAAGTTGAAGGACTTTGTAGTCCGAAAGTTGTTCGGCTTGCCTATTGGACTCACGTATCCCTGTTTCGTCGGCATCATATAATAAAATAATGTGTCGAAATCGAAGGCTTAGGCTCTCGATGATATTCTCAGGGATTTGAGCCGTTTCGCTATTGAAGCAGATGGCATGGAAGCCATGAGCAGACAACGAAAGGACATCTTTTTCGCCTCCCGTAATGAATAGCATATCGCCTTTTGTCGGGAGCTGCTCCATACCGAAGCAATAAGGGCTAGGCATTCGTCCGCCATAGAGGAAGCGAAGCTTAGCACTGTGAGGGCGATAGATCTTGACATAACCACTGCCTACATACGCAAAGATCGGTTCTGTCGGAGTGCTATTTAGTTCAAAGGGATTACCTTCGCCTGAAACGCTTTCATAGCGTTTCAAACATCTAACTCGAAACAGACGCAGCGTATCCTCAAAGATGCCATAGTGTGACCAGTAGTTAAGCAGATTATCATCGAAGGGCTGTATCTCAAAATCATAAGGTCGCTCCTCAGACTTGTGAGTACAGACCACCCGTTGAGGGGCATGCTTAGAGCTTGGAACTGCCTGCGTGCTTCTTGGACTTTCACCCTTACAAAGGGAATACAAGCCCAAGCTTTGCACAATAGCCTCCATCACTTCAGGGAAACTACTCTTTACATTTAAGCCCAATAGGGTCGCTACAAACCAAAAGCAATCCCCACAATAAGTGGGGTTGCCATGGTCGTAGAACTTATACACAGACGTCTTCCTGTCATAGTAGATATGACAAGAAGCACGCTTATCATCATAGAATGGGCTTCGAAAATTGCGGTGCAAGTTTATTTCAAAACCCAGGTAGTGTGAAAACACATTCAAACCTCCCTGCGTAAGGGAAAGGATTTCATTTTTGTCAATCATAGTTCTTAAGTCTTGGGATGAATACAAGAATTGATGATGAGATTGTCCTTAAATCGGTTCATCCGACCGATTAGGTCTCCATTTCGCACACCAGACACACGCAGGCGATTGCATTTTAGGGCGATGAGGATTGACTTGAAGGAATACCTCACCTCTCCACTCTCGGTATAGCGATACCGAATCAGATTTCTTTTTCGCCAGCGATACAGTGTTGAGTCTGAAATCATCAATGTCTCAACAAGATCTTGGGTAGACATCTCTAGTTCGTCGTCGATGTCTTGCAATAAGTGGCTTGTACGCTCCACATATTGCTCAATACGATTGAGCCGGTCTATCAACTCTTGATAGGCTTGACTTTCCATAGCGATTAGATCCATTTGCGTAAACGTTTAGATTCGATTGTTACGTCTACTCCGAAGTCGCCTACGACCTTCATGATAGCATCGTAAGCCTCCTTAGAATATACTTCAAGTTTGATTTCAGCAATAGGGCGAGGCTCTTCAATCTCTTCACTTGCAAGAATTGCATAGGCGATACTAGACGAAAAGCCTAGAAATTCAACATATCGTTCGAGACGAGCAATAGATGGTTGCACCTCGCCTTTTTCCCAGCGAGACACACTACTTGATGAAACTCCTAGTTTTTCAGCTACATACTCTTGTGTGTAGTTGAGTTTGAGTCTTCCTTGTTTGAGAAACTCTGATAACTTGCTCATAATGGTAAAGTTATTACGACATCTTAGCAAGAGCAACCCACTACATGCAAGTTTTTCCACCTAATGCAAATCGTCTTGCATCAGATGCAAATTGATATTAGTAGTGGATGCAACAGGTTTCGTATAAAATAATGTAATACATGCTTTCTTGACACTATTTTTCATCGAAAATTTTGAAACAGAGCAGTATATAATAATAACTAAGGAGTTTTAGAACGATAAATCGGAATAATCCAATAAAACAAAGCTTCTTTGTCTTTGAGAATGTTTGATGCTCGAAATTCTATCGGCATCCCAACAAGAGCGTGAACTCCTCAGCTTTGCAAATCACCCAAAAAACAACTACACACAAAGGACTCCAGTGCACGGTGCAAGACCCTTTATATATAAGGGCTTGCACCGTGCACTGGCGAGTGTAGCAGTAAAAAGTATAAATAATTAAGAAGCAAAGGGTTGGAGGTACGTCCATTTTTATATACCTTTGTACCCAGAAAAATGATGCTTGAAAGAGTTCATTAGGCTGTCAAAGTGGTAGTCAACAAGCAGTCAAATTACTGCTACATAAATGCTACACAAGGAGAATAGCCCAATTAGTAGATAATTGATATACAACGATTTGAGGGGTGTTTGTTCACAAACCTCTCTCTCCGCAAACAAGGGTGTAAATCAGCGAGTTATGCGATTTACACCCTTTTCTACACCAAAAAAACTTGAGAACAATAAAATACTCCACCCAAGACCGCAATCTTGGGTGGAGATTTTTTAGGGCTATGCGATTGCACCTATAAAAGGTCTAGACTTCAATCTAAACTTATTTATCCTTTCCATTCTCGGTTAATTTTATTGTTGTATCGTTTAGTTATAAATTATACAACTATGATATACGGATATATAAGAGTCAGTAGCGACAAGCAAACAGTAGAGAATCAACGCTTCGAAATCACAAACTTCTGTCAAAGGCAAGAGCTCCATATTGACGACTGGATAGAGGAGACCATCAGCGGCACAAAAGCCTATAACAAACGGGAGTTGGGACGGCTCCTTCGCAAAGTGGGCAAAGACGACATCATCGTCTGCTCCGAACTCTCGCGTCTAGGGCGTAACCTCTTTATGATTATGGAAATTCTCAACATCTGTATGACCAAAGAGTGTCGCGTATGGACTATCAAGGACAACTATCGGCTCGGAGACGATATCCAAAGCAAGGTACTCGCCTTTGCCTTCGGACTCTCTGCCGAGATAGAACGCAACCTCATCAGCCAACGCACCAAAGAGGCCTTAGCCCGACGACGAGCCGAGGGCGTGGTCTTGGGACGTCCCAAAGGAAGAAAGACGAGCCCAGAAAGGCAAAAACTATATCCCAAACGCGCACTCATCAAAGCACTTCTGGAAGAAAACGTCCCCAAGCGACAGATTGCCAAAATCTGCAAGTGCGACCGCAACACCCTGGCTCGCTACATCAAAACTTTTCTCCCCTTTACCACTACAGCCCCAAAAGAGTGAGCTTTGCGATGGCGAGAAAAGTTCTGTTGAATACGAGCCTTTTTGTGCAGCAAGAGCAAATTATCTGTGCTTTCGAGGGAGCAGACAGCTGGGTGATACTCTCTCCTATCGAACAAAGTATCAAGCGAAAAATCNGAGCCTTTTTGTGCAGCAAGAGCAAATTATCTGTGCTTTCGAGGGAGCAGACAGCTGGGTGATACTCTCTCCTATCGAACAAAGTATCAAGCGAAAAATCGAGGCGGTCGGAAAACCTCTCAAAGAGTGGGATATCAATATTTATCGAGGAGTGCTCACTGGTTGTAATGAGGCTTTCATCATCTCCACCGAGAAGCGAGACGAGATTTTGGCCAACTGCCAAAGCGAAGAGGAGAGAGAACGTACTGCCGAGCTTATTCGACCCATTTTGCGTGGCAGAGATATTAAAAGGTATGGATATGAGTGGGCAGATCTTTGGCTAATAGCGACATTCCCTTCTCGGCACTATGACATAGAACAGTATCCTTCTGTGAAAGATTATCTACTCTCATTCGGCAGGGAACGCTTAGAGCAAACAGGGCAAACCTACATTGTCAATGGAGAGAAAATCAAAGCTCGCAAAAAGACCAATAACAAGTGGTTTGAAACACAAGATAGCATTAGTTATTGGGAGGATTTTTGTAAGCCAAAGATCATATACCCAAACATGACCAAATATCTTCCGTTTGTATATGATGACAAGAAGCTCTTGACTAACCAAAAGTGCTTTATTATTACAGGGAACTATGTAGAGTATCTTACAGCGTTCTTTAATTCTTCACTATTTAAATTCTGCTTTAGAGACTCATTCCCTGAACTGCTAGGTGGAACGCGAGAGTTAAGTAAAATCTTTTTTGAGAAAATTCCTATCCGTGAAGTTTCTGGTATTCAGAATATAGAATATCAAGAAGCCATAGAAGACATACAAGTAGAATACACAAGACAAAAAGCACAGAGAATAGACTCTATGCTCTTTGATTTGTATGACCTCACTCTCGAAGAGCGGGAAACTATCGGATTTATTGAGATTCTATGATATATTGCGTAATGAAATCCTGTTCATTAATAGATAAGTCATACATTTTGAAAACAATATCGTTTATCTCCTTTTCGGTTTCATCAGAATGACAGATTCTCTGTTTATCTAGAAGATGCGACAATCTACTATTGTGTAATGTGTTGTATGGTATGCATATTGGTTCTATTGCTTGAACACTAACTAATAAATCTCCTGTACCTGTTTTGGGCGAATCTTTTAATAAATAGTGACCCATGACAGAGTTGAGGATACAGCACAAATATTCTATATGCTCACCAGTAGCAAAACATGTACTATCAAGACCGAGGCATCCCTGTCTATCATAAGAAAATCGCAAAATAGAGCCGATTCTTTTCCAAATTATTTTCGGCTTACAAAAATCCTCCATATAAGCGCAATTACGAAGGTTGTAAGGGGTGTCTCCTTGATCAGCCCTATTATGTATTTTATCCCAATAGATTTCTAAATGCGCTTTTACGGCAGGATAGTCTTCGATGTTGATGCGTGGGAGTTTTCCTTTCACTCCATTATGTGTATTGATAATCCACAGGTCAGCCCACTCATATCCATACCTTTTAATATCTCTGCCACGCAAAATGGGTCGAATAAGCTCGGCAGTACGTTCTCTCTCCTCTTCGCTTTGGCAGTTGNGATTTTTCGCTTGATACTTTGTTCGATAGGAGAGAGTATCACCCAGCTGTCTGCTCCCTCGAAAGCACAGATAATTTGCTCTTGCTGCACAAAAAGGCTCAAATCTTTGAGACTATCCCAACTCTGCTTAGAAGCAGCAGCACAAATCGTCTGTCTCTGATTTGTAGCTCGCTCAAAGAGAAGGATGTTTGTGTCGACCGTAGCACTCTCAAATACTTTTACTCCTGCGAAATCGATGAGCAACTTTGGATTGGTTTTGGTAGCAAAGAAAGATCTCATCTTTTCTCCATACCCTGCACGCATCCATTTGTTTGAGGTAATGTAGCAGAGATGCCCTTTTTCTTTGAGCAGCTGCCAACCTCGTTCGTAGAAAAGGCTGTAGATGTCGCCTGTTCGTGCAAAAGATGTGTAGTTACAATCTTTGTATCGCGTTGCCAATTCTCCCCCATTATTCTGCAATTGGATGTAGGGTGGATTGCCTATGACGATGTCGAAGCCTTCAGCAAGGCCAAACATCCATTCAGGGTCGAAGAATGAGCAGACGGCATTCTGATCATAAGGATTCCAGGCAGCCAACTGTAACGCATCTTCGGGAGTAAACAAATCGTCTTCAGAAAGTAGTTTTGCTAACTTCTCGCGGAGTTCTTGGTCTTTTTCTCTTAGACGGTGCTTAATGGAGGCAGAACGGGCTGAAAAGTGTTGATGACGCACCTTTATTAAGTCTTCTTTCATCTGATTAACCTCAGGGTTTTCGAAGAGACATCCTTGTATAGGTTTCTTTTTCTTTGCAATAAGAGAGTCGGCTGATACGAATTTGGTCTCCAAGTTGGGCAAGGTGGGAATGCCGAAATTGGGCTTCGATGCATCCTTTTCGCACTCACAAATCAGAGATATGAAGAACCTTAATTTTGTAATTTGTGCGGCAATGCTCTGTATATCGCTTCCATATAAACAGTTCTCAATCAGATAGAGCTTGAGGTCATAGATGTTTTCGGAGGGGATAATGCGCTGGAGAATCTCGACCATACGAGAGAGCAAGCCCATTGGGAATGCCCCCGAACCACAGGCGGGGTCGAGGATCTTAACTTGTTTGAGACGCTCGGCTACCTGCTTATAGAAGTTGATCTGTAGCGGAGCGTACTCGAAGTCGCTACGAAATAGCTGTCGCACTTTAGGCGTATCACCAAGGTAAGCGATGAGACTTTCGTCTACCATATAGTTGACCACCTCACGGGGGGTATAGAACGAACCGCTCTGGTTGCGTGCGGTCTCTTTGGTTTCGGGATTGTATGATCCAAGAAGATTCTCGAATACTTTTCCGAGCAATTCAGGATCGAGTGCGACCTCTTGCTCCTCGGGAGAGTTCTCCTCAATCGTGAAATTATAACGCCTCAAGATGGATAGCAAGCCTTTATTGGGTTCGAAAAAGAGGACGTTGGGCACTACAGCACGATGCTTGTAACGACCATCGGAAAAACGAAGGTCGTTGCGACTAAAACCATCATAGTTGTAGCACAGCTCGACACCATCGCTATAGCGAGTTTTGTCTAAACACTCAAACAGGCCTCCATTGAGAAACGGAACCTCGGAGAAGAGCTGAATGACCTCTTGTTGGCTTATGGTAAACATCTCTGCATAGCGATATAGGTTTTTCACATCTCGTTTGCTGGATGTGGCAAACTTTCGGGTGTTGCCATTATCATCCTGTATGGATCTGTTGAGCGTACCAAAAAAGAGGTTTTGTAAGATCGCGTTGTAGTAGTTTCCCGTAGTAGGGCTATCGGGATCAAACTCTTTGAGTATCGTTCGCAAGAAGTCTGACTCAAAGAGTTGGGCTGGTACCAGATTCTTTTGCTTGATAAACCACACGAACATTAAGCGTGTGATCATGCGGATGATCTTTGTCTCGAGATCCTCCCGATCGTCCTCTTCGATAGTGGTATTATTGGGGAATGTAATGTTGGAGGCAGGATCGATAGCCCATAAATACCAGCCAAATAAGTCTTTGTAAAATTGTTTGGTAAGCGGTTCTACCGAGAAGGCTTCCTTTATCGTAGAAAAAGTGACACCTTGTCTCTGTAGTTCTATAAAAGAGCTCACAGCTGTATGATAGTAGTTCTCCTTTTGGCCCAAAACATAAGTGTATCGTTTGGGTGAAGTTGCCTCGCCTTTGATGTCACAAATGAAAGACAAACGCCAATGATCTTCACTATCAAAGACGACCAAAGCTGCATCAAACTCCCCCCAAGTAGGGTTGATGAACGACTTCACAAGATTGCGCAAACCTACACGCTTGTTGACCACAGATCCCTCTACGATCTTATAATGAAACAAGCCTATGCGATAATGGTCAGTAGTGTCTACACTTCCCAAAAAGTAGCCTTCATCTGAAGAAATCTGCTCGATTCGCTCGGGAATTGTTTTCAATTCTGTAGCACCAAGAAGGTTTTTCAACAGATCATACCACCGCTTCAGGTCGAATGCAGACTGAAACAATGCTCTCAAATTGTCTGAGGTGTATGTAGTTGCCATTTATTGTTTATCTAAATGATTCTGAAATAATAATTTGTGGACTAGATATTTCCTGCTCATCGTGACGCTGATGTTTGCTTTTGGTCTGATATTCGTCCTGCAATTCAGCAATTTTTGCTTGTAGGCTGTACTCCTCCTGTTTCATCCTAGCTCGGTCGTTCCTATACTCACGTGACAGAGCTTTTAGGGAGCGAGGCAGCTGTGCATAGACTCCTTCATTGATATACCCTATCAGCACATCGCATTGTGATTTTAGTTCATTATCAGAAGTAATCTGCTTGATCGTACGTAAGAATTTGTTGGCTTCTAGGGAAGTCCTATCTAAGTCGGTACGATTGATTGAAGAGGTATCTGCCGCCTCCACATATTCTTTGACATATTGTTGGACAGCTGCATTGACATGTTTGTAATGTTCCGCTTCATTGGCAAAGGGAATCGGTTGTTCTTCTGGCTTAGCTTTGAGATATTTTACGGCCTCGAGGAAGTCAATAGTCCGCACCTCTGTTTCTGATGAGATATAAAATTCGGTTTTTACATTTGATGCAACAAAGATAATACTCTTGCCTCTGTGTTTACCTGTGTCACGCATCACTCGACTTTTCATGGGAAGAGCCTTAATTTTGTGATAGAGCTTACGGTCGCTGTTATAAAGATCGCGCACCTCACGCAGTAGGGCTATTTTCTTATCCACACTATCCTTGACCTTGTTATCGAACATTTGAAACTCCTTCACAATCTCCTCTTTGGAGAAAATTTGAGCGTCCTCGCCAAAAGCAGAATGGAAACCCTGCAGTTTGATCAAGGCATTTTTGTACAGCTGAATTTCTTTATCGCCTTGTTGCGAGGGATAGAACATATAATTGTAGATGTTGGGAGCAACCGATCCTATACGATTGACACGTCCTATGCGCTGCATCAATCTTGTGGCATTCCAAGGAGAGTCGTAATTGACAATCACATTGGAGCGATGTAGGTTCACCCCTTCTGCGAGCACATCTGAAGTGACGATTATATTATATTTCTTCGCATCATGTTCAAAATTTGCATCAAAGTTTTCTTTGATAGTCTTTCCTAAGCGATTACGGCTGGAGGAAGTCACTTTGAGCACATCCGTGAGCCCCATATCATCGGTCAATCTCTCATACAAGTAATTCAGCGTATCTACACTCTCGGAAAACAGAACTAATTTACCTGATGGGTTTCGGGGGGTGTCAAAGAAGTCTGTAGCAAGCTTTTCTCGAAATTTATCAAACTTTGGGTCATCATGCTCCTGCGCCCAGTCGGCGTTGAGATTTTCCAAGATCTCTCGGTCGTGGTTCAGCATCTCTAAAAATTCTGGGACGAAAGCCTCTGCGGGAAAAAGGATGTCTTCTTTCGCATATCCCTTGGCAATGGCATACTCGATAATCTCATCTAGTTCCATATCCTTTGCCTGAAGATCTTTTACTTTCAAGTCAGGAGCAATAATGACCTTATTCTCATCAAACATCTTAATCATATCTGTCGTGATACGAAGTAGAGTCTGTAGAGACTTCTTGAAAGCATGGAAGCTGCTCTCTAGACGTTTGACCATGTGCACACGATAAATACTCGCCAATGATCGGCCAATATGTTCGGCATTTTTATACTGGGTACGTAGTTCTGGTTTCAGAAATTCAACTGCACGATATCGGGCATAGGTCAGTCCATTCCCCTCTGGATTGTCTTCCGACTTGCCATCGGTGAGTTGTTTCAAAGTTTCGTAGAAACGGATGCTCGTATCGGGGTCCATGACATATTCCAACTCATTGGGGGGCAATATATTGGGGAATACTATACCTTGCGATGCAATATCCGATTTATAATCTGGGTCGTTCAGGATGTTGTTGCGTGTACGGCGCACGGTCACTTTGTCGATGACTTTGTTGCGTATCTGCTCATAGATTTTGTCCACATCATCAGTCACATCACGTTTTCCTCGTTCACGCATCAGCTTTTTGTATGCTGTAATGAGGGGGGTAAAAAATCCTTTAAGGTTGGGAACTCCATCAATCGTGCAACTTTGGCTATTCTGAAATAGAAGCAAGAGGTTCTGCAGGTCATCAGGACGATTGTTGAGTGGGGTTGCAGAAAGAAGCATAACCTTCTTTTGCTGGTTCCTCAACAATCCAGCATTCAAGCAAGGCGACTTGCAAATCTTCTGCAATTCATCGTATTTTCCTGAGCTATCGCTACGAAATCCGTGAGCTTCATCGACAATAATCAAATCGAACTCCTCTTTGTCCTTGTAGTTATTCTTCCCATCAATAATTTTAGAAAGGCTACCATTTGTAATGAATTGAGTCTTCTTGTAAATTCCAAACAGTTTGAATGTGTTTTTCCAGTTCTCTTCCAATGCGGAAGGATAGACCACAAGGATATTGGTGTTTTTTCCATTAGCTTCCACAAAGCGTTTTGCAATCATGGTAGCAATCATTGTCTTACCCAGACCAACAACATCTGCGAGGAACAGCCCATTGTGCTGCATCAACATTTGGTAGCCTTGGATTACTGCATCTTTTTGGTATTTCAGCTCCTTAACTCCATCGGGTAGTTGGATAGAGAAATCATCTTCTACTTGATCTCCAAAGATGTCGATAAGTACCTTGATATATAGTTCGTAGGGGGTTGGCTGATAACCTAAGTATGTTTTTTTCTTATACTCCTCAATATCCTGAGGCGTTAGATCGACGGCTTCGTTCCATAATGTCCAGAACTCATCAGAACAATACTTCACATCGTCAAAATCTTTCATTGCCACATTGAGTTCATATTGCGGAGGTTGCTTGATGCCCAAGCCAGAATCCGAAATATTGGAAGAGCCCATAATCACCCAGCCATCGCTATGTTCACTATGATGCAGAGGGAGGCATAAGTAAAATTTAGCATGCAGGTTCTTGGTGGCATGAATCTTCATCTGTAGTCGTCCTGAGACCAGATCTTCACACATCTGTAAGATACCCTCCTCTACCTCGGACGAATACTGGGCATTGATAATATCCTCCTTGAAGTCATTTTGGTAAATCTCTTTGGCTTTATTCTCATCCGCAAGCATCAAAAGTGCTTTGTTGTGCTTTCGGAAAATATCATCGATATTGATTCCTACCAAGATTTTTATCTCTGATATATCTCCCAGTTCTTTACGCAATTTGAAATATCCCGATGAACGAAAAAAACCTACAACAGCCAAGAAGCGGTCGAATGTTGTCATCTCCGATGCAATACCTTTCAGCTTATCAAAAAGCGTGTTGCCCACCCCGTTGTTAAAAAACTTTGTACTCATTGTTTTGTATAAAAATCAAGAAGATCTGCTACAAAGGTACGAAGAAGCGAGCAGAAGGGCGAGGGGATTTCCCTATTTAACACTGAAAACCAAGGTGCGAACCCCTAAGGGGGCAAAATATCGCGAGAGGCTCGGGGCAGTGGTGCTCTGCGAGCCTCTTTTTGTGTGAAAATGTGGGGTGAGTACTATGGAGTGAGGGCTTTGATTTCCTGCCTTTTCCCTGCATTTCCTGCGACTCCCCTACCATTTCATAGACAACGAATTAGCTCATACTTTCGCAGTGTCAGAGCTGACTAATAGCCCGAAGCGCAAGGGCAAAAGTATTCACAACTCAACTGCAATGAAGTATGATTTTAGAAGAACTTTTGGGCAAGCCCGTATGGCAGATGACTGGCGAGGAGTTGCTCTTCCTTGCTCGCCACGGCTCACAGCCCAGCAATACTACAACGGAGGTACCCACCTCCAAAGAGCAAAGACGCTATGTGTATGGGCTATCGGGCATCGCTCGCCTTTTCGGCTGTAGCCTCCCTACCGCCAACCGCATCAAGCAGAGTGGCAAGATAGATCGAGCCATCACGCAGGTAGGGCGTAAGATTATCGTGGACGCTGACCTCGCTCTCGAATTGGCAGCTCGCAAAACAGGAGGACGAAGATGAATGCGCCAGACTACGAGAGCATTTGGCAGCAGTCGCTCATTCGAGTGACGGACAAGTTCAGCCTACCGCCCATCGTACTGCGTGTGGACGATGCCACCATCGGCACGCTGGGCAACTTCAGTGTCTCGACAGGGAAAGCCAAGGCAAAGAAAACTTTCAATGTGAGTGCCTTGGTTGCCTCAGCCCTCGCTGGTCGTCAGGTGTTGGAATATCGGGCGTGCTTTCCCGAGAGCAAACGCAACATCCTCTACTTCGACACCGAGCAAAGCCCTTACCACTGCCAGCTGGTGATGCAACGCATTCTGAGGCTGGCAGGGCTACCGCTCGACCGAGAACCCGAGCGATTGCAATTCAGCCACCTCAGAGCCATTGCCGACCCCAACCAACGAAGAGAGATTATCCGCCATGCCATCTACAACACGCCCGATGTGGGCTTGGTTGTCATCGACGGTATCCGTGACCTGATGCTCGACATCAACAACTCGACCGAGGCGACACGCCTTGTGGGCGACTTGATGAAGTGGACAGGCGAGCGAAACATCCACCTGCACACCGTGTTGCACCTCAATAAGGGAGACGACAATGCCCGAGGACATATCGGTACGGAGTTGAACAACAAGGCGGAGTGTGTCTTACAAATCACAAAGGATAGCGTTGACGCCGACCGCAGCGTGGTTGCCCCTGCGATTATTCGCTCCAAGCCCTTTGACAAGTTTGCCTTTCGCCTCACGGAGCAAGCCGATGGCATCTGCCTGCCCGAGGTCGATGCGACCTATGTAGAGGACACGAAGACCGCCAAGCATTTCTCCTATCAAGAGCTGACGGACGAGCAGCATCGAGAGGCTCTCAAGGCGACCTTTGGCGAGGATACGACCCTAAGCTATGGCGACCTAATACCCCGACTGCGATCTGCCTATCGAGGTATCACCGCTCACGAATATGGGCAGACAAAGCTCAAAGAATTGCTCCGCTTCCTTCTGAACAAGCGCATGGTCGTCAAAGAAGAGCGTGGCAAATACCGCTTCAACCCCGAATACCACTACTAAGCAGATGAAAAATCTCTGTAGAATGCGGTAATCTCAAGGCGTCGAGGTCGAGCACGAAGGGAGCATACTCTAGTATGTGACCGAGTGCGAGCACCGAAAACAACGAGGAGAGTGCCGTATTATACAAGATTTTTTCGGTCGGACGGACGCAGGCTATATATACCTGAACCGACCGACCAAAGAAAAAGCGACACTTGGTCGGACGGACTATGTGCCTATAGGTTTCGACCGACTAACCAAGCACCAACAATAACCCTCCAAGAAAAAAGACATGAAAACGATACAAGTAATCAAGCAACTATCTATCGTGGAATACCTCCAGCAGGCTGGACACGAACCGAAACAAATCAAGGGCAATGCCTATTGGTATTGTTCCCCCTTGAGACAAGAGCGTACACCTTCCTTCAAAGTAAACACCGAACGCAATCAGTGGTACGACTTCGCCACTGGCGAGCATGGCGACATCATTGACCTTGTTTGTGCTTTGAACCGCTGCTCAACGGCAGAGGCACTGCAACACCTCCGAGGAGAGACAGGACTACCAAAGAATGATTTTTCTTTTGGCGGAACAAAAAACTCCACTCAGCAAGGACTCGAAATTCTTTCAGTGCAACCCATTTCTAACTCGCAGTTGCAACGCTACGGCTCGGAGCGCGGCATTTTGCCCTCTCAGCTAGAAAAGTATTGCTCCGAGGTACGTTATCGCTCAGGCGAACGAAGCTATTATGCCCTTGGCTTCCCCAACGATGCAGGGGGCTGGGAACTACGCAATCCCTATTTCAAGTGCTGTATCGCCCCGAAAGCTATGAGTACGTTGGGAGCAGGGGCAAAGAGCGTGCAGGTCTTTGAGGGCTTTATGGATTTTCTCTCTTGGCGAACACTACACCCCAATGAGCCAAGCGACAGCCTGGTGTTAAACTCCTTGATTCTCCTCCCAAGAGCTTTGCCACAACTGCAAACATATCCCTGTGTGGAGTGCTTCCTCGACAATGATGAGGCTGGACGAAAGGCTTTGCATCAGCTTCGAGAGGCAGGCATAGAGGTCAAGGATATGAGCGGTCTTTATGCCCCTCACAAAGACCTCAACGAATGGCTCTGTGCCAATCGAAAGTCGCAAAAGCAGGCTCAGACTCCTCGCAAGCGAGGGCTTCGCAGATAGTGCAAAAGCACGCAATTCAAACCGAGTATTCATCGGGTAATCCCAAGGAAGGCGAATTGATGGCTCGGCTTTGTTTCGGGACTATGGCAGTGCTGACCGTCTGCAAGTTCTCAAAGGGAGAACTTAGAAACAAAGCCAGCAAGCATTCAATGAATACTTAGACAGACTGAACTCAGAGGTAGCAGGCGGAGCGGACATTTCGAGAAATGCCATAGCTTATTAGGGCATTTTCTTCACGCTCCACTCCGTTACCGCTAAAAAAGCCCTCCTGAGCCAAGGGACTTCGCCCCTTTGGATACCCCCTAAAACCAATCTTCAACTATGGGCTATGCCGTATTACATATAGACAAGGCGAAAGGCAGCGACTCGGGCGTGACCGCTCATATCGAGCGGACGTACACCCCGAATAATGTCGATGCCTCTCGCACGCACCTCAATCGGGAACTGGTGCAATTCCCCGAAAATGTCACGAGCCGAACACAGGCTATCGAGCACCGAATAGCGACCGCAGGCATCTACCGCAAGGTTTCTGACAATCAAGTGCGAGCTTTGCGATTTATCCTCTCAGGCTCCCACGAGGATATGCTTCGTATTGAGAAAGAAGGACGCCTCTCTGAATGGTGCGAGGCTTCGGTGGATTGGCTACGACAGACCTTCGGAGCGGAAAATGTCGTAGCAGCCACGCTCCACGCAGACGAGGAGACACCCCACATCCATGCCACCGTTGTGCCGATTGTGCAAGGAGAAAGACGCAAAGCCAAAGAGGAGGCCGACAACGGCAAACGCAAGTATAAGACCAAGCGAAACAAGGTGCGCCTCTGTGCCGATGATGTGCTTACCCCTAAGAAGCTGGAGGAGTATCAAACTACCTATGCCCGAGCGATGGCAGGCTTCGGCTTAGAGCGAGGCATTTATGGATCAGAAGCCAAGCACCGCACGAATATGGCATATTACAAAGAGCTGGTCAAAGCAACTGCCAACAAGAAGGCAGAGGAAGCTCAGCTCAAAGAGCGTGTTGCCCAACTGGAAAAGAAAGCAGGTAAGCTCCGCATCAAGGACACGCTTTATTCTTTCTTTGGCAATTCTGAGTTAGATAAAGCCGAGCAACGTATCGAAGTCCTCAGGAAGGAGGCGGAACAAGCTCAATACCTCAGCGAACAAAAAAAGAACGACATCCGCAAGGAGGTTGTCGTTCTACAAGACAGGCTCAAGGACAAGGATAGAGAGCTGGAGCAACGACAAAAAGAGCTGAAAGCCTACGAGGAGGAGCGGTGTTTCATTCAGCGATTTATGCCTCCATTCTTTGCCCTTCTCAATGTACGCAGACTCTTAGCGTTTATGGGCTTCTCGGATGAACAGATAACGCAAATGTATCACACAGGCAATTCCGTGCGAGCCAAAGCCAAGGTTTACTCCTCGATGTACAGACGCTACTTCGAGGAGGAGGACACAATGCTCTGTATTGAGAAAGACCAAAAGCAAAAGCCCTTCCTCTCCATCAATGGCTTATCCGTCCCCGACTGGTGCGAACATAAGTGGCAGCAGCTTATCGGGCGAAATAGGGGGAAGAAACTATAAGAGTGTTTATTTTATCTTTTTGAGATAATCACCAATGTCAAATGGCCCCAGGTTCAAATCATAACGAGCATACAAAGGGTGGCGAGGATGTTTAGATTTCGTTAGTTCTCCTATTTGTAGCCAAGAAACCTTACGATTGTTTTCTGAAAGGACAGAGGCAATATCTCTAAAACAATCTAACAAATAAGTTCTTTTGCCCGCAAGGTTTCCCCAAGCAACAAGCACCTTGAGTTCTTCAAACCCATCAAAATATCGCTTAATCGCATCAAGGTTATTTTGATGTAGCTCTTCACTTCTTTTTTGATGTACACTTGCAAAATTGGTAGATCTTTGAGGATAAAGGTTGAGCATAATAAATCCATCACAATTATTTCTCTCAGCAAATCCCATGACTTTTCTAACTGTAGGATCTGGTTTTGTTTCATTTGCTGTACTTGGATTAACTCCAATTACAACAAGTGGAGATGTACACTCACTTGCCAATACATAACGATGAGTATTTTCATTACCAATCATTTGTTTGATTTTATAGTCCATATTTTCTTATTGTTTGTCTATTATTCTACTTAATTCTTCTTCGACCTCCTCAATGCTTGGGAGGGTGGAACGAAGGTTGTCGGGGATAGCCTTAGTGAGCTGATAGTCGCTGACACCTATTGGCTGTTCGTAACCCGAAAGGGCATATTGCGCAACGACCTTATCACCACCATTACAGAGGAGCAAGCCGATGGTCTTGTTGTCGTGTTCGCCTCGGAGTGTGTCGTCTATTACATTGATGTAGAAATTCAGTTGCCCCATGTATTCAGGCTTGAAAGGCGTTGCCTTCAGCTCGATAACTACATAGGCGTGCAGCTGAATGTTGTAAAGCACAAGGTCGGCATAGAAATCTTGTTCGCCCACCTGAAAATGTTTTTGCTGTGCCACAAAGGCAAAGCCACTTCCCATCTCGAGCAAATACTTCGTGATATGCGACACCAGTTGACGCTCGATATCTCGCTCCGCCATCTGCTCCGTCTGCTCCATGATGTCGAAGATGTAGGGATCTTTCATCAGATAGTTGGCAAGGTTACTCTGTGGCTCGGGCAGACGCACGGTAAAGTTGTTTACCTTCTTCGCTTCAATCTGACGAGCGAAAAGATTCGTGTCCAGCTGTGTTTTCAGTACATTACTGCTCCAACCATTCGCCACGGCTTGCGTGATGTACCAATAGCATTCGCCAAGAGGGAGTTTGCTGTTGAGGAGTATCACATGGCTCGCCCAATTTGTACGAACGACCGCAGAACGCTTGAAAAGCTCCTCTATTTGCTGAATGTCTGTGCGATAGACAGAAGAAAGCGTTTGAGACACCTCTCCTAACTGTGCAACAGGTTGTTGCGCAATTTCAATCGGTTGATTTTCTGTATTGGGGATTAGTGCAAGAGGCTCTTGCACTAATTGATTGAGTTGAGTCGTAAGGGCTTTCACTGCGTCCACAGATGGATTACTTAACATGCTGTCTGCCTCGCACATCTGTTGCAACACATTCAGAGGATAGGCACTGGCAAAGCGACACATGTAGAAGATGTTTCTGCGAGAATAGCCTTTCTTATCAGGATATTGTGAGCGAATAGCTTCCGAGAGTTTGTCGATGACCTTTGCTCCCCAGCCCTCTCTTTCTTGGAGGTAAAGAATGAAATGTCCCACCTTCCAATAGTGAAAGAGCATATCGGCATTAGCAGATGCCACGATACGCACCTGCGTTTGCTCGATGTCTGTCCCGATAGCATGTACGATAGGGCTGAAATCCTTGCGGTCTATGGCTTGTATTTCTTGTTTCATAGGGCTATAACTGATTAAATTTACTCATCGCATTCGCCTTGATGTCGTCTGCAATGTCGATGTAAGGCTTCATCGCCTTGTAGTCGCTGTGTCCTGTCCATTTCATGACCACCTGCGGAGGGATACCGAGGGCAAGGGCATTACAAATAAAGGTGCGACGCCCAGCGTGTGTGCCGAGGAGGGCATACTTGGGCGTGACCTCGTCTATTCGCTCGTTGCCTCGGTAGTACGTCTGACGCACAGGTTCGTCTATGCCTGCCAGTTCTGCCAGTTCCTTGAGGTAGTCGTTCATCTTTTGGTTGGTAATCACAGGCAAGACCTTATCGTCCTCAAATGCCACATCTTTGTATTTATCCAAAATCGCCTTGCTGTGATTGTTCAGTTCGATAATCAGGCTGTCCGAAGTCTTGACGGTCGTCACCTCGATATGTTCGCCTTTGACATCGCTTCGGCGGAGGTTGAACACATCGGAATATCGCAAACCTGTGAAGCACTGAAAGAGGAAGACATCACGCACTCGTTCGAGAGCCTGCTTGTTGGCAGGTATTTCGAACTCTCGGAGCTTCGTCAGCTCATCCCAAGTCAGGAAGATGATTTTCTTCTGCGTGCTCTTGAGTTTGGGCTTATAAGTGTCGTAGACATTGTTCTGATGCACTCCCTGCTTGAAAGCCCAACGCAAAAACCATTTGAGGAATGCTAGCTGTTTGCCAATGGTGCTATTACGCATCTCCTTGACCTCACGAAGATAGGCGACATAGTCGTTCAGTCCCTTCTCATCGAAAAACTCAAAGTTGAGCCCCTCCCGAAAGTTCGAAAGATGGTTCTTTACGGCTGCAAACTTCTCATAAGTGGAGTGTGTCCAATCATTCTGTCGCCCACAATCACGCACAAACTCATCAAAGACCTTGTAGAAATCGTTGCCCTCTGTGTCTTTTTTCTTTTTGGAGGGCTTCGCTTCTTCCTCCGCTGGTCTGTGCAGGGCGTTGAATGCCTCCTTGATTTGCTCGGGCGTAGGCATTACCTCATCGACCTCAAACTTCTTGAAGATCTCTTGTATCTCGGTATAATAGCCGAGTAGCGAAGCATTGATTTCGGCTGCCGATTGCTTGAGCTTGTTGGTGCAGCCATTTCTGACTCGCTGTTTGTCGGCATCCCACTTGGCTGCATCAATGCGATAGCCCGTAGTAAACTCAATACGCTGAGAGGCAAAGTTCACACGCATGCGAATAGGCACATTCTCCACGATGGGAATGCCAGCCTTTTTGCGACTCTCAAGAGCAAAGATGATATTGCGTTTGATATTCATATTGTTTGGGTGTGTAGTTTCTGCACCCAAAATTACACCCAAAAATCCATATCACCAAAGATTTCCTATGAAATCTCACTTTATCAGACTAACACACAAATAACTGAAAAACAAAATATTGAACACCTATGACTATTTGTGAGAGTTCAAGAGAAAGAGCCTCTCTCTCCGCTGGAAGGTTTCAAAAGGGTTTCACAACCCCATTCAAAACAGCCTTCAAAATATAGATAATCGTTGTAAAATCAAGGTTTTACAACGATTTTTCTTTGTATATATCCCTATCTGCTGACGGCTAACCCCTATACTTTGATGCTACACAAAACAATGATGCGTATGAAGCAGAATTTTAAGGTATCCTTTTACCTACGCTCGAATTACGAAAACAAAGAGGGAAAATCGCCCGTGATGCTGCGTGTGTTCCTGGGTGGGGAAATGGCAAACTTTGGCTCTACAAAGATTTTTGTAGACAAGGCGCTATGGAACAATACCACCAGCCGACTCAAAGGTCGCACAGCTGACGTACTAACCGCCAATGCTGCACTCGACGGCATTTCGCACACCCTCAATAGTATCTACCGCAAGTTGGAGGACGATGAGTCACTCTCAATGGACAAAATCCGCTCCTTCTATTGCGGAAAGACCAAGGAGTACACAGAGTTCCTCCCCGTCTTCGACTCGTTTATCGATGATGTAAAACAGCGGGTAGGGAAAACCATCAGCAAAGACAGCCACCAAAAATACAGCGTGCTTCGCAGACACTTCTTTGAGTTTCTCAAGCACAAGTATGCTCGCAAGGATATTGGACTGACGGAGCTTACCCCTGCCGTAATGCAAGACTTCGAGTTGTATCTTAGCACCGTCGCAGGTTGCTCTTACAACACGACTGTCAAGAAGATGAAGACCCTCAAGACGATTACCATCTATGCTCAAAAGCGTGGCATCCTGATGCACGACCCCTTCCTCAATCATCGCTTCCACTTGGAGTCCGTCAATCGTGGCTTCTTGACCGATGAGGAAATCCTCAGCATCGCCAACAAAGACTTTGGGCTAAAACGATTGGAGTTGGTGCGTGATATCTTCATATTCTCTTGCTTCACAGGGCTGGCTTATATCGATGTGGCCAACCTCACGCCCGACCACATCGTTACGATGGACGACAAGCAGTGGATTATGACGCAGCGTCAAAAGACCAGCGTATCCACCAACGTTCTCCTCCTCGACATTCCCAAGAGTATCATCGAGAAGTATGGCGAGCAGACTTATCGTGATGGCAAGCTTNACCAACATCAAGACTACGCAAATCTATGCCCGTATTACGAACAAGAAGATTGAACACGATATGGAGCAGCTCGCAGGCAAGCTCGATAAGTTCAACTCAGCTATGGGCATCGCTAAATAACACTTATATCACCCTAAAATCAGAAGAAATTATGAATCAGACCAAGAAAGAGCTTTCTTACTTCCGTTTGAAGTTAGAAGCCTACCTCAGTGACTATCACCCCGAGTTAATGACCGATACCGCCTTTATTGCCGCTCGTGCCGATGCTGCCCTTACAGCTTATGCCGATGCCGTGACACAAGGCTTCTCCCACCTCGAAGCCGAGGCGATGTCCAGCGAAGTCCTCTACCAAGGGCTACACTTCTCTAAGCACAACACCCTCGTGTCCATCTTGGAGAATGAGTTCAGCGAGGAACTACCCGAACCGCTACCTGAAGAATTAGCTCCCATTCTGCTTGGCAACAAGTTTATCCAAGCCGTATTTGCCAAATACGACCTCACGGACGACTTTGACGGCAGCACAGAATACGACCTGCTCTACACCGAACTCACAGGAACGATTGTCGAGCTTATCGAAAACAGCAACTTGCCTATGGTGAAGAAGGCGGATACATCGAAGTAACAAGTAACCTTAATCCTATCGGGAGCATTGGAGCATCAAGAGCCAAGATATACACTCCGCCCCACACACCAAGGGGCAAGCCCTTGTCTTTGGTGGGCGGACTATCTTGGGCTCGCTCTTGAAACTCTAAAATGCTCTCAGATATGAATACTCAAGTTATGAATCACGATGTCCACAGCCCCATCTTCATTCGGGCGAAGTCTACTAACGATAAGCCACAGACAGCCAAGCCTGCCNCACGATGTCCACAGCCCCATCTTCATTCGGGCGAAGTCTACTAACGATAAGCCACAGACAGCCAAGCCTGCCCGTAGCATCGACTGGCGACGCATCATCGAGCTGACGCTTCTGCTCTCGCTCGTGGTTGCAGCCGTCTACTTCATCGCCAAGCTTGTTACACCTCAAGTCGTAACCGTCATTGGTATCTTCGTGGGCTTCTTGGTGCTACGGTTCGTGGTAAAGACCATTCTGCAAATCACATTCACCATTCTCGGCTATCTCTTCTGGTTAGCCATCTTGGTGGCAATACTGATTTGCCTACTATGATGCAGTAGCATCTACTTGTTTTCATTTTTCATCTTGACGGGTGGCGGGCTCTTCGGAGCTTGCCACCTTTTTTGTTTTCGCTCTTAGGCTTTGCACTTCTGCTTCTTTTGCCCAGTCGTTCCACCTTATGCGTAGCAGATGGATGCTGTTTCTTTTTCCTTGCAAAGGTAGTGTGGGGCTTGGGCTACCCCAAGGTCGAGCCTACGGTTGGGCTGGAAAATCTCCACACTTGCGTTTCGCTTGGCTTCGCTTCAGGTAGTATTTTCCGCCCAAACCTTGTGTCGCTCCTCGCCCCCTACCTCTGTTTCGCTCGAAAAAAGAAATCAGCATACTCCGATCTTTGGACGCATAAAAAAAATGTCACTATGGATAAGCAGAACGTAAATACTACATCTCCGATGAACAGAAAAGGAGATAGCTCCTCCTCTCATTACCGCATAAATTCGGGAGTTGGGGCGAGTGAGAGAACCGTGGCGAAGCCATAGCGGACAACAGCAGAAAAGTGTAACCCCCAAAACAGCACGACAATGAAAGGAACAGAACAATTCACACGCACCATAGCTGAGTATCTTAATGGCAGAGCAGCGACAGACCCTCTGTTTGCTCCTAAC